TACACGCGGTGCGTCGACCAATTCTGGTGAATACGGTGCGTCGACCAATTCTGGTTACGGCGGTGCGTCGACCAATTCTGGTGAATACGGAGTTTCCGCAAACTTCGCTTACGAAGGCAAAGCAAGAGGCTGCAACGGAACAGCTTTATTTTTGGTTGAGCGCGATAGCGATTGGAAGATACTCAACGTGTGGGCGGGTATTGTTGGGCAAGGCGATATTCTTGCCGACGTATTCTATAAGTTAGTTAACGGTGTGCCAGTAGCTCAACAGGATTAGTAAAAAATGAAAACATTCGTAAACAATTCATTCACCGGCCATGAATTAAACATAGGCACCGCAGCGGTTGTAGTAGCCCCAAGCCGTTCGCGGGCGGCTGAAATACTAAAGGCCCGTCTTGCCAAAATAGGCTTGCCGCAGGACGTCAACGCGAAGGACATGCGCGAAGTTAAGACGGATAGCGAGCAGTGCGAAATACTAAACGATGGGGATTATTAAAATGGATTTAACTTTTTATTTTGTGGCGCTTGTTAAGGGCGGCCAAATATCTTGGTTAAAATCAGGCCCTTTTATTTCTGAGGAACGGGCAAAAACTTCACTCGCGGCCATTGAATTAAATGAAAAAGTAAGCGGCTCTTGCTGGTATCAAGTAGTAAAAGCCGAAATTAATTGTGAACCTATGGAGCTAGTATTTTAATGCGCGAACAACTTGAAGAGCAAACGCGAATTGCCGAGCATAAAATTCGCAAAGCGTTGCAGGAATTCCACGAAGCAATCGGATTAGTGCCCATTTCAATTTATTTCGAAATGGTTGACGTGCGCACGATGGAAGAACACGCCAACGGTAAGCGCTCGGTTATCGTTGGTCAACTTAGTTTAAGGGCGTCGACATAATGAGCCGAGAATTTAAATTTCGTTTTTGGAATAGCAACGATAAAACCATGGAACACGAAACCAGTGTAGAAAATGGTTGGGGTATCGGCATGAATGGTTGTTTTAGGGATTTAACCGAATTCGGCATTGTGATAATGCAATACACCGGCATTAAAGACCGCAAAGGCAATTTAATTTTCGAAGGTGACGTACTCGAAAATAAAAAGTACGGCAATAAATGTTATGTAGCTTGGGGCGCTAAAGATTTATCTTATTGTGGTTTTGTAACAATACGCATCGGTGAAAAGCATATTTTGGGTGATCTTCTTTATTTTTCAGACAAAGAAAATTTAGAAGTAATTGGCAATATTCATCAGCATCCGGAGCTAATCCAATGCCCCAAAACATAAACGCCGCCATAGCCAAAGGAGCCCGATTAGAAATAATCGGCAACACTCCCAAACTTAAATTTAACAACAAAGAGTCATTCGCGGCTTACTTCACGCCACTGGTTCAAATAGTGGATTGCTTAAGCTATTTGCCCGAAGGCGGTTACCGGTACGCGCTCACGGTAGGCGTAACCAAAAGCTATTTCAACTTCAACAACGACACCTTCTACATTGACTCTCCGCGCTTAGCTGAAATAGCACGCGGCGAAGGGTTTCGAGTAGTTCGGATTTAGGAAAATTATTTATGGCATTTCACAGTCAAGAACCATGGTGCGTAAACGCGCAAGTAGTGAAAGATAAATACGGCTCTCGCGTAACTGACACTAGTAGTTCTTCAAACGATCTAGATACCGATTCATGCAACGCGCATCGCATAGCTGCCGCTGTTAATGCCTGTATTGGAATACCCACCCAAAAGCTAGAAAAATATTGGCCAAATGGTGGGCTATTGCCCTGCGTAGAAATTCACGAAGCCGCTGAAAGGGCTCTGGAATTTAAAAAGCAGCGCGACGATCTGCTGGCGGCTTTACTTGAAGTTACTTATAAGAATAGCAACGGGGTCTATTCTAATGCCTTTATTGATGGAACGCCTTTAAATGAATACGTACAGAAAGCTATAGAAGCTTGCGAGGCCCCTGAATGAAACGCAACCCCAACCAAATAACTGTAAAGAAAATTTACCCTCTAATATTTTGGGAGGATTGCGCCAACTGCAAAATGCAATTTCGTCGGGAGTTCGGCTTTCAAACGTCTACCACTGTGAAAGGGCATTTGGCCAGGCCTTTTGAAATTCAACGCGAATACTGCGGCACTTGCGCACCCGATAAAATAGCAGCAGAAAATATTTTTAAAGAGCGCCTTAGAGATTGGCCTAATTTACCTAAACCACCAAGCAAGGACTAAATGTAAAGTTTCGTTAAGATTACACCTAAACATTGTATTCCTAAGTTAGTGGGCCTAAGCTACGTACAGGGTGAAGCGAAAGGCGCGGCACGAAGCGAAAAGGGTAGAAACGAAATGCTAGGGACTCAAGAACATTACGACATTATCGCTTTCTTTGAAAAAACATATCCAGGGCGTAACGACAAAGAACCAAAAGAACTTTGGAAAAAAGGCCAGGTTTTCGAAGACGGCAACCGCAATAATGAATTTAAAATGTTCCTTTCGGGCTACATGCTTGGCCGCGTTAACTACATGAACTAGCCGCCTAGCAAGCGGCTTTAATTTTACCGTCCACTAACCAAAGAGATTCGCCAAAATGAAAACCAAAATGTTAATGCTAATTTTAACCTGCGCTTTGCTTGATGTGATTAGCTTCAGCGCGCAAGCCGACGCCATTTACCTAGGCGCTTGGAGCAAGCACATTAACCCTGACAAAACAGTGGTTAATGAAAAGCACGATTTGGTAGGCGTTGAATACAAGGGCTACATGGTAACGAGTTTTGAAAATAGCTTCGGGCACCACACGGTAGCAATAGGCAAACGCTTCGAGTTATTCGAAACAGAAAATTTTAAAGGCGCGGTTTACGTAGGCGCAAGTTACGGTTATCGCGGTTCATGTAATCAAGGGAGCGGCAAGTGGTGGAACGACCGCGTAGTGTGCCCGCTGGTAGTTCCTGAAATAGTTTACACAAAATACAAAACGCAAATAGCGGTTAGCTTAATGGGTAATGCTGTAGCTATCGGCCCAAAGTGGGAGTTTTAAGAAAATGCCAAAAACTTATTTAATGGTAGGCGGCGAACACGCAGGGCAAAGACTAGAGCTTGAATACGAAGTTGATAGTATTGATTTGCCTAAGCGCAGGGAGTTAAGTGCTCGGTTCGATATTATCGAAGAACCACGCGCTATTCCACGCTCGGAAGCCTTTGAAACTTACCGCCGCGAAGTGATCGGCTGCCGTAGGGATCACTTTGTAGTTTACTGCCTAGAAGGTGCTAACCTAATAGGCGAGCTCCTGCAAGGCTATCACCCAATTATTAAACGAGCTTAATAAAATGCCGAACTTATTTGAAGTAACTATGCAGGTTGTTTGTTACTACTTCGTTGTTGTTTACGTACTCGCGCCGTTAGTAAAAACAGTCATCGCGTATTTACCCAAAGGAGATAAGTAAAATGCCAAATTTATTAGTGGAGTTAATAATTGCTCTAACCGCTTTTTATTTAACTGATTTAGCGGCTATAAAAATCAGAAATTATTTAGCCGCTCACGCTAAAAGCCAATACTTTCGCGGGACGCAATTTGCTAAAGAAGAAATCGCTTTTTACAAAGGTGACTCGCAAAAGCTTTGGCACATGTGCGACCCGTCGTTTGATAATAACCCGTTTGATAAAGGCATGGCCGATGAACTCACGCGGCAAGGCATTCGCCACCCGCTTGATCCTTTGGGAGAATGAAGTGGAAATTAAAGGTAGGGCCCTGGAGTTTGTGGCTAACGCTGTTGCATTAACTATGGTTGATCTTAAGGAGCAATTGCAAACGCTAGCCATGTCCGCCGACGATAAAGAATGTTTAGAAAACGATTTAAAATTCTTCGAGCGAATCGCTAAGCAGGTTGAAAAAGCAATCGATGCGGAAGAAAAAGTAATAGCCGATTTTATCGCCGAAGAAAGCCCGCACCACCCCCAAGGCTATCTTACGCGTGAAAAGGCTATTCAGTTTATGAAGCAAAGGGAATTTAACGGGTCTATGGCGCCCGGCATTAACCGCCCGCGCTACAGCGAAAAACAAATGCGTGACGCCTTAAGGTACGAGAGGTATAAATAATGCAAACAACAATTAAACTTACCGAAAAAGTAGCGCGCGAAATCCGGGTTGAATTACCGTATTTCTACAAGCAAGACCTCTCTGGTGACCGCTACAATTCAACGCTTTACGGTTGCATTTGCGAAGATATAACCTACGAAATTACGGTAACTATTGAAGGGCGAGCCCACAAGTGCGAGCTGGAATTCCATAAAACTAATTTGGCAGATAGTGCTTGCTATTTTTCGGAGCAATTTAAGTCTCACCAAAGAGAGTTTACCGAAGCGCGTAATTCAGCTTGGCGTATTTGTAGACCATTTAACGAAATAGGTAAATAAAATGCAAATTGAAGACACCGAAGTAAAAATAAGTCTAACAGTTCGCGAAGCGCAATCACTCGCCACCGTTTTGGCTAGCATTAACAAATCCATACGCGAGCATAGACAAATAAGGCTTGTTGATTTGCCGCGCGGCATGCTGGACGATTGCGACCACATTGAACGCGACTTGCGTAATTTAGTGCACTTCGACATTGATAGGAATGGCCGTTAAATGGTTACTTTAGCAGCATGGCAATTCGCGATAATTATTTTGGTAATCGTATTACTCTCTATTTACTTAACCGTAGTTTTTGTCCTCCACATTATTTGCGAAGCGCTTGCGCCAAAACAATGGGCGGACAACTACAAAAATTTTAAAGGTAAATAAAATGCGCTTAAATGTAGACAATATGCCAAAGCATTTATTTGGTAACGTAAGCGTTTATCTTAACGGGCACCCCGTTACATTTGGTTGCCTCATAGCCGATGATCATTTTGGAGTAGTAAAACGCTTTCAGATAAAAGACGGCCATTTCGTAGTTAACAAGGCGCGTACACAAGTTTTATGTGAGTACGCATTTGGTGAAGTAATTATTTGCGATCATTGGCAAATGGAAAGTAGGAAAATTTTAAAATGATATTCACAGGCCTTAATTTAGAACGCATCCGCGAAGGCATAACGCTAGCCATCGCAGAACTACGCAACCAGATAGGTACTTGCCCTGACATACACGCTTACGGTCGCGAGCTGGAAGAACTTGATGATGAAGTCGAGTACTACGAGCAATTGCTTGCGCGAATAGATCGCGGCCTTGAGAAAGAAAAACGAGCGGTAGGAATTACTTGGGTAACCCTATGCCCTAATCAATACATCGGCAAGGTATGCGATAAGCACCCCGAATTAAACGGCTTGCGCGCACGCCCTAGCTACCGCTGCGTAGAATGTTACAAAGCCTACCAGCGTGAAGCGGCTCGCAAACGCTACCAGGCTAATAAAATTGCGCGGGGTGAAGAATGAAACTAGACCGCCACACAACATTTAAGCAGCTTGCCATTATTAAATTCAAGGATCGCAAGAATACGCAATGCAGTATTCAGCAATCGTCGTATGAATCCAAACCCGCAATATGGCTAGGCGTTGACTTCGCAAACCCGCAGATTATGGCCAGTGACGCGAAGCGGTTAGGAATTGAAACCGATAAAAAGACGGGCTGGATTAACTACCCGCTACCGCCGCAAGTTGGCTTAACCACACGTATGCATTTAACGCAAGAGCAAGTGAAAGCGCTCTTGCCTACTTTAATTAAGTTTGTTGAAAAGGGTGAAATTTAAGTGCAAATTAAAAATGGAAACGCCGTAAACTTTAATTTTGAACCGCGCACATATTACGTGGTTGAAGTATCGCTTAAAGATTGCAACCCTTTGCACCGAGCAATATTTTACTCCGGCTTTCTTGACGACAAAACAAAGCGCCCAATGGGCTACGCTTGCGTGTGGAATGCTCTTTATGATGGCGACCATACCCAAAGCGTTCACTTTATGGACGTCGTTTCTAAAATAGAAGTAGGCCAATGCGGACGTGTTTTAAAACCTAACCAACAGGAAATACCTATACATGAAATTCAAAAACTGTAAATACGACCATTTGCAATTAGCTGAACGCTTTTTGCTAGCCGCTGAAAAGTTAATGCCGCAAGCGAAAGAAGAAATCGACATGGCTGCAGGCTATCTACCCGTGAACCGCGACCAGTGTTACGCGGAACACTTTGGGTTTGATAGCGGCGAAAGCTTTCTGAAGTGGGTAATACATGAAGACGGCATATGGCGCCACTATGTTTACGTGGCTGATATTAGGCGCCATGAAATTAATCCCCATAGCGTCGGCGCTATTATCGAACGTTATTTAATTGTTGCTAAAAACTTAATGGAAATTAAATCATGAAATTTGAAAATTGTAAGTACGATCATTTAGACCTCGCCGAAAAGTTTTTAGAAACGGCAGAGAAGTTTTTACCCTACGCCGCGAATGAAAAATACCAATTGGATATGGGTATCTGCAACGTATATAAAAATGAATGTAGCACCGTTGCTTGCCACGGCGGCTACGCAGCTATTATTTTATGCGCGCCTAACGAATTTACAAGCTATCACGCGGGGGCCCACGCACTCGCTAAGTTTTTTGGTTTCGAAAACCGTGCCGAATTGAAAGCGTGGGCGCACTTCAATCCCCATATATGGGGGAATCGTAATGGCGACGATATGTTTTGCAGCGGCGAAGCTTTTGGTGTAGCCATAACTACGGCAACCTTAAAAGATATAGTTTCTCACTACTTGCTAGTCGCTAAAAACTTAATGGAAATAAAAGAATGACTCACATAATGGTTGACCTCGAAACGTTAAGCACCGCGCCGAATGCTGCAATTATTTCGATAGGTGCTTGCAAGTTTAATTTCAAAACAGGCCGCATAAGTGACACTTTCTATCGTGTCATCGAAACCAATTCAGCTTTAAATTACGGCCTACATATTGACGAAGATACCGTTAAGTGGTGGGCTCGCCAAAGTGAAGAGGCACGCAAAATATTCGACACGCGCGGCCAAACGCTAGACATGGTGCTTAAAGACTTCAAGCGCTTCGTAGGAAATTCAAACGTAGCTAACATTTGGGGCAATGGTGCCGCCTTCGATAACGTGATTCTAACGCAAGCCTATAAAGCCGTAGGCATAGAGCGCCCATGGAAGTATTGGGGCGACCGCTGCTACCGAACCATTAAGGCTATGCACCCCCAAGTGAAAGCTGAACGTATTGGCGTTGCGCACAACGCGCTCGACGATGCTCGCACCCAGGCTAAGCACTTGCTTGAGATTTACAAAAAGTTCGGGAAAGATTGGAATATAGATTAGTGTAAAGAAAAGTAAAAATTACAGCTATTAGTTGTAAGCGTATTTGCGATAGCCTAGTATCACAGGTAAGCAAATACGCTTTTATAATTTCAGGAGTAAACAAAGTGTTCGTGCTAATAATCCAAAGCAAACAGGTAAAGGCTTTTGACGGTAGCATTTTGACCGAAGCAGGACAAAAGATTTTAGTATGCAATGAGCCCGGCGGTTGGGTTCCTGCTACCGGTTCCCGTTACACGGGCAAAATAGAGGGAGACGCTAAAATATTTTCCTCAAAAGAAGCCGCTACGGAGTTCGCCAAAACATGGGGCGGCCATCCTTGGTACGTAGTACCCGGTAAAAGTTTCGAAGTCGTAGAAGTAAAACAAAAGTTTAAGCAAGTACCAGACGGCTACGAGCCAATTAAATAATTTTAGGAGTAAACAAAATGTCCAGACGCCAACATATGTTTATTAGTTTCGGGCAACCCGCAATACGCCGTTGCAATTGGTGCCTTGAGATTGAAGGCGAGCACGGCGAAGGTTGCCACACCCGCGAAAGTCTTTTAGAAGACGTTCAGGCATTAAGCAGCGAAAACAAAAAGCTAAACGATTTTAGCCAAGGGCTCGTCGCGATTAATTTAAGCTTAACCGACCAGGTTAGCCAGTTGCGCGATGAAATAAACCAAATTGCCGAAGCGGTTACGGCTTTAACGGGTTACAAACCTGATGGCGACCTTAGCTTGGTCGAGGATATTATTGATTCCGTTGATAGGTTCCAGCAATATATTGACCGAAGTAAACGTGAAATTATTGAACTTAAAGATGAAGTCTTTAGCCAAGCGGGGCAGGCTTTAAATGCTATAGCAAAAGCGGAAAAGCTCGAAGCTGAAAACAAAGACCTTCGAGAAACATTCGTAAAGGCGGTACAAACATCTTACGATCCTATCTATGTAGATGAAGTTGTTAGGCAGCGCGATAACCTTAAAAAAGAAAACCATTTACTAAGCGAGCACGCAACAAAGCAGACCGCTAAAAGCACCAGGCTTGAAGCTGAAAACGTGCGACTAAAAGAAAATGCTCAAATAGCAGGGCAATACTTTAGCGCTTGGAAAAGTATTATAAACGTTATGGACCTGCTAGCTCCTGATTGGCGGCAACAAAAACCGCTTAACCAAAGCGATAAGGTATCATCGGCTATTAAAGATTTAGCCGAAGACGCCAAAAAGTTTCGCTCTTTACAACACGTAGCTACTGTTAGCGATTTCTTCACTACGTGGCACATACAGAGTTTGCCGTTAGGCTTACTTTACGCACTGCCGGACCAATCCAAATGAGCATCTTCAAGCTATTCGAACAATTCTACTCACGTAAGCCCGCCGTGTTCAAAAGCCAGTCTAACAAACTGGCCACGATTCGCCGCTGGATTGCAATCTACTTCAAGGCGAAACAGCTACGGGCTTTTTCGTTTAATTAGGAATTAATAAAAATGTTGCCAGAAACTAAACCTAGTAATTGCCGCAACGTTCTACGCGATAGCGGCCAGCCTTATCCTAGAAGCGGCTGCGCAGTTTGTAAAAACGGCGGGCTTATGGGTTGCCCTTACGAGAAAGAAAACGTAACAGGTGACGAAGAAATAGCTGACGCGCTAGCCATAACCGAGCACACGTTAAGCCCACACTTGGAAGCGTTATTAAGTACATGGCCAGAGCACAAAGTTATTAAGCTTCTAAAGCTTAAAGTAAAACTCTGCCACGGGATAATTGATTCGCTTACCTTGGCACTAAACGGTCGCCCTCCGATGGTAACCTACGCCTACATCGACGACAAAAACCGCCTAGTTAAAATATCCGGCCATGTTTATTTTGACGGCGGTTTTGTAGACGCTAACAGTGAAATTCCTGATAGCTGGAAAACGTTAGTTTTGGTTGAGAAGGTGGGTGCATAATGGAAGCTGATTACATTCAAATATTAAAGCAACGTATTACCAGGCAAGGCATAGATCATTTAAAAAGCGTAGCCGATAAAGTCGATGAAAATTTTTGCGCGCGCTATTACGGTTTACCAACCTGGCACTTTAGAAACCAGTTAGGCTACCCAACTTCAACGCACCGAAACGCTTTAAAGAAACTCGAAAAAGAAGGTAAAGTAATTGCGTACAAGCAATGTGAAAACCAATTACATTGGTGGCCAGTAGGATTTCTGGAAGAGATAAAAACCCTATGAACCAAACCCGCCTTCAATCGTTGATAGAAACGGTCATCAATACGCTGATAGGTTTCATCCTATCGTTTATTGCATGGCCCGTAGCAGCCTTTCTGTTTGCCGTGCCGTACAACCATAGCCAACACTTCGGGATAGTGCTATTTTTTACCGTAATCAGCGTTGCACGAGGGTACGTTATCCGCCGCTGGTTTAATGCTAGACTAAAGCTTACAGCTTCCCGTTTGGCCACTAAATTTAATCAGGAGTAAGATATGCTAAAGCTCGTTAAAAGCGTCATGTTTGAGGGTTACGTGCTAGTCGCTGAAACCCCGGAGGATGCGATAAAGCTAAATGAAATTCTTGCCGCGCACGGCGAAACGCAAGCTAGTAAAACCACCGATAAAGCGTTTGAAGAATGCGACGAACCATGGATTCGAGGGTTTAAAGAACGGGAAGCCAAAGCACATGAAGAATCTGCAAACGGCTAAGCTTTGTACTGCTTGCGATAGCCCAAACAGGCCTAAAGCTAACACATGTACTAAATGTGGGTTTGCTTTAAACCGCAAAGCCGTCAAACCTACCAAGCAGCTAACCTATTCTTTTAAAAATACTTTCGTAAAACAGCTTGATGCTATTAAACAAAAGCCACCCGGAGAACGTAAGAAATGAAATATCTATTAGCTTTAATATTTTGCTTGCCGCTTTTGGCAAGCGCACAAACGCCTGTCATAACCAGCGGTAAATACATTGTTCATGGCGGCGGTACAGTCAAGGAATTAAACAACCAAGCAGACGCCAAGAAGTATGCCGCAAAACTTTGGGTAGACTGCAAGCAATGCGACGTAGTCATAGAACAGCCGCCTATTCGCTACGCGGGTGCGCAGTCGTCCAGTAGTTCGAGTAGCTCAACCAAAGCAGATGCGGCTAAGCTGCAGTTCGGTCGACCTTTGCAGTACGTTAACGGGCAACCATTGGCCGAATCAACCATAAAACAATACTGGTTAACCCGTGAATTAAACGGCACGATTAAAAAAGAAAGTATAAAGCCAACGGGCGATATTATTCTTTACCCGACTACGGCGCCTTTACCCGGCGAAAAGTGGTTTTTAGTAACCGAAATTAACGAGCCCGAACCTAATACTTATTCCAGTGCCGCACCGGTTCAATTTTAGGAGAACGCTATGCGCGAGAAAATATTTTTAGTAGTGGAAGACCTGAAAGATATTGCTTCCTGGTATGGCCCTGAAATATTGAATACGCTTTTATTTATGGTTGTATTGGCGTGCTTATATAAGTTGGGGTGGAGCTAATGAAATTTTTAAAAGATTTCTTTTTCTGCAACGCATTTGCGGCATTTGGAACTGGTATTTTAATAGGCCTATCAATTATTACTCTTTGTATATTAATTTTTGATCCGAAGAATAAACCTATTGCAAAAGAAAGCCAATTTATTACCGATACAAACGGCTGCCAGTACTTTAAAAAGAGCGAGCGCCCGCGCTTGAATCCAAACGGTACGCAAATCTGCAAACCGCTATAATGTAAAGAAACGTAAAGATTACAGTATTAGGTTGTACAAATTAGTAAACGGGTTTAATCTTCTCAATACCAGCTAAGCGAAAGGCGCGAAGCGAAAAGAGTAAACGAAAATGCCAAAAGCAAACATACAGTTAGTAATAAAAGCGGATCGCAAAAAAGCTTTTATGGCCGTTATTAAAATACGTCTGTTAGCTTTAGAATGTTATCTGTTTGCTCTGAAAAATCGTTTGTTCTAATAACCCATCAAGCCAAAGGTAAATTAAAATGTCAAAATCTCAAACTTTCCGTGCTACTGCTTACTCATTCCGTGATCTTAATTTAAAACTTGAAGATGCCCGCAACGTAGCAACTCTTTACGCTAACCAAACTATGGTTACTGCTCATCCCCATACCCGTGCGATAGCAATTGATGCAAGCGTAAACAGAGCGCAACGCGCTGTTATTAATGCGCACGGTAAGTTCTACGGCTTGCGCTCCAAGTATGACGGTCGCGGCAATAAGCGTGAGCCGTTAAAGGCGTAAGCGCAAAAGGCTAGACTCGGTTCTAGGTGGAAATAGCAGAAGAACCTTTTCATGCGCCCCGAGTGGAAAAATAACCTAGAACAAAGCCCCTTCTAGCGAGGGGGCAATGTTAACGGCTTTTGTTAATGTGTCCGCGCATACGTCGCATAGTGACTAGCAAGCAACAATTCTTAAGAGATTAGAGCCGTTAACATTGCTGAAAAGCACAAAGAGCAGAGCCGCTTCTAGGCGGGAGACGGCAGAGAAGGGCGATTAAGTTGCTAAAGATCGCTACAGATCGTGCGCCGGCGGATGAAGAAAGCAGCCTAGTGACAGCCGGAAAGACGGCACCTAAATTTTAGCGTAACCCTTTGCTGAGGGGTTCGAAGGCTGGCCACCTACGCGGGCCATTTAATAATAGGTTGTCGAACCTTACCCAATCGTCGAACGTTAAAGGTATTTGCAGCCATGTAACAGGTAAAAAAAGTTGAGCAACTTTTAAATGTAATGCTCCTACCCTAAAGGTATTTGCAGCCATGTAACAGGTAACTAGTCTCAGTGAAAAATATTAACAAAATGCCCGTAGCAAATAGCAACGGGCATTTTTAACGGAGTAAAATCATGTTAGATAAAAGCAGCGCGGAAATTCTCAAGCGAATAAAAGAATTGCATTGTGCACCGGTTTACAGTGAAAACGAATTGCGCAGCAAAGATAAAAGCGTGCGCGAACTCATTGGTAGACTTGAATTCTCGCTTAACGCTGTCGCCGATCCTTTGCCAAACCAAGGCGCATTACTTGCCGAACACCTTCAGAAGCTTATCGCCGCAATCGAAAGCGAAAAGTCCGACGAAAACTTAACGCGCTCTGTGAGCGAAGCCAAGGCCGCTTTGGGCCTTTATCAAGTAACTTTATAGGAAAATGTTTTTATGCAATCAGTAGTAATGACACCCCAGGAAATGGGAAATTTTGAAGATTTAATTTTAATTACGGCGGTAAAACAACTTGCCTTTACTTGTCATGATAATTCACTAAAAGCCGGTTGGTGGACGCAGTACGGTTTTGATCTTGCTGAAATAATTCGCAGCCCTAAGACACCTTTTGAAGAAATTCTTTCGAAAGCATTAGTTGGCCAAAAGCTTTGTTTAACTCACAGTGAATTAAGCGAAGGAATGGAAGGTTACCGCCAAAACTTAATGGACGATAAACTACCACACCGCCCAATGTTAGAAGTCGAGTTAGCCGACGCGATTGCGCGAATTTTTGATTTAGGTGGCGCGTTGAAATTAGATGTAGCAGGCGCACTTATCGAAAAGCTTGAATTCAATAAAACGCGGCCCGATCACAAACCGGAAAACCGCGCTAAGGAAGGCGGCAAAAGTTTTTAATGGTTACTAGCTACCCTTGCCGCTGTCACAAATGCAGAGCCCGCAAAACGCTGGCAAAGCACCCAGACAACTACAAGCTTAAGCGCTACATCACGTGCGCGTGCGGCGGCATATTCAGGGTAGACAAGTACCGCAAAAAGAAAGAGCACAAGCTAACCAAGTGCTATTGCAACGGCTACCACTACCCGCACAGAGCAGGCGGCGGCGTGTGGTGCCACCAACATAAAACAGGACCAAGTGAAATAGATTGGTTAATTAGAGGTGGTAGTTACAGTGACCATTGAAATTAAAATAGGTAGAAATTTATATACCGTTTCAAAAGAAGATCGTTTTCTTGATAACGGCAATAGCGTTCAGCTTGTCACGCAAAGTAAAGAGCTGTCTAGTTGGGGCAAGAGACCTAATCCAGTGCTTTCTAAGCGTACGGTTAAAGAATTAGAAGCCTACGGTATAAAGCAGTACGCTTCACCTTACCCGAATTGTTTATTTTTCGGAATAGTTACTAAGAGCGAGTAAACCATGAAAACAGCAGGCACACCAATAATTCGGTTTAAAATAAACCATGAATTCGAAGCAGACTACGCGCAGTACCAGGCGGACCGAAAAGCGTTCAAGTATATTATTGCGAACGAAACCGAAAATAGTTTTAGCTATATTCGCAAAGGCAAATCGCTTGCTACGCGTAAAACTTTAGCGGAAATTGTTGAATTTAAGCGTGTTCATACGGAGCAAGAATAATGGTTAACCAGAATCTTAAAACGGGTTATGTTTGCTTGATTACGGGCGCTACTAGCCTTACTCAAAACATCGGCAAAAGCTGCGTAGTCGTAGGCTTTGTATATCCAGGCGATAGTTTCACTACTCCTACCGGTAAGCCTGCGCACTTTTGGAAAGAAGCAAAATCGCACGGAGTAATAGTTACCGGCAAAGGCATCGTAAAAACAAAATACGAATCGCAAAATGAATTGACTTGCGAAAATTGGGTAATCGTAGAACCCCGCTTCCTTATGAAAATAGACGGCCACAAAGAGCCCGAAGCTAACAGCGAAAAATTAAAGCAAAAGGCGTAACCACATGGCGACGCCCCTAACCAAAAAGAATCCTAACTGGTTAAGCAAACAGTGTGAATTCGATCCGCAGCTTAATCGCAATTACCGCCGAAGCGTTCGCTATTATCGCCAGTTGTTCAAGGCGTGGCCCGAATGGTGCGCGGATCACCCGGGATTTAAACGAATCTACGCCGAAGCCAAACGCCGTAAGCTACGAGGCGAAAGCGTAGCGGTAGACCACATTGTACCGATATGCTCCAAAACGGTTTGCGGCCTGCATGTGCCTTGGAATTTAAGAATAATCAGCGAGCAGGAAAATACTTTAAAGAGCAATAATTATTGGCCGAATCAACCTTACGAAAATATCGAAATGTGGGAAAGCTTCGAGCCGCACCAATTACGCTTATTGTAAAGAAAAGTAAAGAATACAGTATTATGTTGTTTATTCGTATCGTTTTGAACTACTATGTTTACAAGGTGAAGCGAAAGGCGCGGCACGAAGCGAAAAGGTAAAAAACAAAATGAACGATAAAGAATACGCGGAATTTGTTGAACGTTGTTTTTTCCTCCAACGTATTACTTACATAGTTGGTTTTGGTCCTCGTATAGGCGTTGCGCTTGTAAACAAATACCGCACAATCGCAAATATTCAAAAAGCTTTAACCGACAATACTTTTTCTTTTGAAGGTTGTGGTGTAGGACGCGTAAATAAGTTAAAGAAAGAATTCGAGGTAGCCGCTTAAAAGCGGCTTAACATGGAAACCAACTACGCCAGCTTTATAAAACGAATCAAAGCCGCTGATAGCCAAGAGAAATTAAAGCAGCTTGAAGTTAGCCTTGACAGACTTTACGACGCGGGAATATTCTCTTTAGCTGAATTCAAACGACTCGATAACAAAATTTTAGAAAAACTAGCCGCCTAATAAGCGGCTTTAAATTTAATCGCAAAAGGTAAAAGAAAATGCTACTAGCAATCCTGCCCATCATAGCGCTAGCCATTTGGCTTGTTTATAAAGCAATTTGCCGTTGCTTTGTTACGCAAAATTACATGCCTGAACTCAGCGACCCGGTAATTAATCACGCTCAAGAGGTGGCGAATCGTACCCGCAAGGTTCAACTAATTGTGCCTAATATGTTGGGCGGCTATGATGTTATTCCGGCGGATCGTGTAACGCTTGAAAGCCAAGTAAATTTTGCGGGCACCGTGCGGCCTCAAGCTTTTAAAGGAGCTATGAAATTCCTAAATTAAATCACTCCCATTTTGGCCCTACGCCCTTGCATGTTTTTAACTGCCCTATGGCGGTAAAAGTTGACGAGATAATTACCAACGAAAACGGCAGCTTTAATTTTAAAGAATATAAAACCGCCGCTATGCAAGGTATTATCGCGCATCAAATGGCTGAGTTACACTTAATTTACGGCTCTTCATATTCTCGCCGTTTCAATAAAGCACCAAGCAGCTCCAAACGTTTTGGTAGAAGGGGTTAATAGAATGTTTCCAATAGTCAGCGTGCAGCAAAAAGTAAATGGTCAAATTAAAACGCTTGGTACGTTCCGCTATACCAAGCAAGGCATTGGCCAGGCGCTAGCCAAAATATTCGCTACCGTAGCTGCAAGCGGCGACACTAAGGTTTCACCTGCTCGCGCTTGGATGCAATTGGAAGATGAAACCGGCACTTACATATTCGACGTATACGACGCCGATTATATAGACGTTACTAAGACTGCGGCCGAGCACACCAAAACGCGCCGCCGTCTTGCGGCGGACGTAGCACGCGAAAAGCGCGAAGAGGACGAAGCTTTTTTGGCTGGCGTTAATGGCGATCTAATACCACTCATTCGCGACCGCAGCGGGAATATTCCCGAACACGTAAGACGTGAATACGCTAACGGCCAAAAGCTTGCCGCTGATATCGGCACGATAGGTAATTAATTTAATGCGCTTGCTAATAGTCAAGCCAATACGAATTGGTAAACTCTACCATGTACGCGACGGTAATCTTTCGGTTATCGTCTATTCCCATGACGCCCTAGCGGTAATCGGTAGGGCTTACGATTACGTCTATGGCGGTCGAACTACAATCTAAAATGAAAGGTGTAAAATTATGTCTTTGGATTTATATAGCCAGATAGAAACGCTAAGTAAGATTTCCGTAATATTGGAAAGCTTTAGCCGTGCAAATTTTAAGGCTCCGCAACTTGAAACCGCAGCTAGTAAACTTTGCCAGCAAATAAACATTTTCGTGGGCGAAGGAGAAAGCTGCGTTTCATTCACCGAGGGCGATAAAACGGTAATCGATTTAACGCAAGCCGGTACGGTAGAAAGCAAACAGGCCGTTAAAAAAGAAACCGCACCAAAGGCTACCCCTAAAAAAGTAACAGCGGCAGCTATCATTGACGATAAGCCGGAAGTAAAAATTGAAGAACCCGCGCTCGAAGTTGAAGAGGAAGTTTCCTTAACCGACGACGAGCCCGAAGAGTCTTTAACCGGCGAAACTATCGACTACGTTGAATTGCGTACCGAATGCCGTGCGTTGATTAATAGCGCTGTAGACCGCGTAGGCAAGCCCGCTGTAGTTGCCATCCTGGATTATATTCACGCTAAAAGCTTGAAGGACGTGAAAGACACTTTACTTCCATGGTTGCGCACTAAGCTTACCGAAGCAAAGTAATCCCTTAACCGCAACCAGGAAATAATTATGGCTCAACACGCCAAGTTATCGCCAAGCGCTTCGCACCGTTGGCTTTATTGCCACGGTAGCTTAGCGCTTGAGCAGCAGTTTAAAGACAGCGGAAATAGCGAATTCGCTGCCGAGGGAAGCGCTGCGCACTTGGTCGGGGAAACCTGCTTGGGTGAGGGTATCAGTGCTTACGATTTAATTGGCCGAATCATTCACGTTGATGACAGCGGCGCAGACTTTTACTCGACGCGAACCTTTACGGAGCCCTGCTACAAGTACGTAGTCGATGATGAAATGGCCATGTATGTGCAGTACGGCTACGTTAATCCGGTAAAGGAAATTGTCGGCAATGACTTTCAATTTTTTGAAGTGGAAAACCGCGTTGACTTCTCGGCTATCGTAAACCTTGATGGTCAGTTTGGTACAAGTGACGTTATTGCGGTAACCAAAGACGGCGAGCTTCAAATTCACGACTTGAAGTATGGGCGCGGCGAAATCTGTTACGCAACCAAAAATAGTCAGTTGATGCTTTACGCTTTAGGTACACTCGAAAAGTTCGAATTAATGTATGACATAATGTCCGTTCGCGTTTTTATCCACCAACCGCGCTTAGAGCATTTTTCGGAATGGGGTTGTAGCCTCGAAGAGCTTAGGGCGTTCGGTGAGTTTGCCAAAGAGCAAGCCGCTAAAACCATTGAGCTAATTGACGTAATCAACTTGCACGGCGAAAAGAATGCGCTTCAACACATTCCGCTTGAAGCTTACAGCCCAGGTGATAAAGAATGCCGTTGGTGTAAAGCGAAAGCTATTTGCCCTGCGCTTGCGGATTTCGTTAAGAAGACTATCGATTGCGACTTCGAAGTCATTGAAGACGTAAGCATAGACTTTAAGCCGCTGCCGGTAGATGAACTCAGCATCAAGATGCAAGCCTGTGACCTCATAGAAATATGGATACACGGCGTGCGGGCTGAAGTTGAAAGGCGTTTGTTTGAAGGTATCCACGTCCCTAAATGGAAACTGGTTAAAGGTAGGAAGGGTGCGCGATATTGGACGGTCGAAGTACCCGACGTTGAAAAGGCTTTGAAGAAAGCGAAACTAAAAACGGATCAAATATACACCAAGAAAATTATTTCTCCGTCACAAGTTGAGCTCCTTAAAAAAGCCGGCCTTGTTACTCCTAAAGCGTGGATTGCGCTTAATGCGGTAATAGACCAGAATGACGGTAAGCCTTCAGTTGCTCCCGAATATGACAAGCGTGAGGCTTTAGTATTGGAGAATGCTGCGGCTGATGATTTTGACACCGTAGACAGCAAAGACGATTTTGACTTAGCTGAATAAAAGAGCAAGACAACCTTTGCAGTGCGTTAACCCGCCGTTGCTGCAAAGGACTAAATTATAGCGGGCCAAAAGTTGAGTAAAATTGAAATGACTACAAAAGTAAAGTTAGTAAACGCACGTTTGTTTTTCCCTCGCTTGTTCACCGCTGAACAATACCAAAATCAAGGCGCGTTTAACTACAGCGCAAAGTTTGGTATTGAACCTGGTAGCGATACCCACAAAGCTGTTCTAGCAGCCATCGAAGAGGAAGGCGTTAAGACCTTCGAAAAGAAATGGCCGGCGCTTAAAGAAATGTTCAAGAACGATAAAAAGTCTTACCCCTATTTCGACGGCGCAACCGTTGACTTCGAAGGCGCAGACGGCTTATTCATTCTAACCGGCAAGCGTAAAAAAGAAGCCGGTCCGGTTGTTGTGTTGGATCGTAACAAGCAAGACGTTACCGAAGAACAGGGTCTCATCTATTCAGGCTGCTACGTTCATGGCAGTATCGAAATCTGGGGCCAGAACTCTCCAAAAGGTAAAGGCATTCGCTGTACTCTTCGCGGTGTGCAATTCAGTAAAGATGGCGATTCATTTGGTGGCGGAGGTCGTGCGTCTAAAGATGAATTCGACGATCTTTCTGCAGACGACGCTAGCTTTGATGACGATGATTTGTCAAACTAAGCAAGCACCTAGGGCGTGAGCCCTCTTGGCCTCCTAATTAGGAGGCCGTTTTTATAAGTGCATTTTACCAAGTGGTTTTATAAAAATTAAAGCAAGGTGCAATTAATGACAACTCTTTGGCTAGACTGCGAAACCTTTTCAACAACCCCGATTAAAAACGGCACGAACGTTTATGCCGAAAATTCAGAAGTTATGATAATTACCTACGCCATAGACGACGCGCCGGTAGTAACCATTGATCTTACTGAAGAGAATTTATTAACCGGTAAACCCTATAACCGCGAAGCTAACCTATTCGATTACTTTACGCCCGAATTGATAGAAGCACTAGAAGACCCGGGCGTAATCGTATACGCCCAAAACGCTTATTTCGACCGTAGCGTATTTCGCGAGAACGGGTATGAGATAACCCGCGAGCGCTGGCGCGACTCCATGGTGCAAGCGCTAGCGCACGCGCTACCGGCTGGCCTTGCCGAATTGTGCGACGTCTTAGGCGTATCGGCTGGTGACGCCAAGGACAAAGAAGGCCGCTCTTATATTTTGCTTTTCTGTAAGCCAAACAAAGACGGCACGCGCAACACCCGCCATACGCACCCTATTCAATGGAAAGGCTTTCTAAAATATGCGGGTAGCGATATTACCGCGATGCGAGCCTGTGTTAAGAAAATGCCGACGGTTAACTATTCAGGGCAAGAGCTTGCGCTATGGCACTTGGACCAAAAGATCAATGATCGCGGCGTATTGATGGACGTTGAACTAGCACGTGGCGCTATTACCGCCGTAGAAGCCGAGAAGGTAGGGCTAGCCCGTCGCACGCAGCAGATTACAGAAGAGCAGGTAAAGTCAGCCACTCAGCGTGACGCTATGCTTAAATTCATCCTTGAAGCTTACGGCGTCGAGCTTCCCGATATGCGCAAGGCGACTTTGGAGCGTCGAATAGAAGACCCAGACTTACCACTTGAGTTACGCGAGCTTCTAGCCATTCGTTTGCAGTCTACGGGCACGAGTATCGGCAAATACCGCACACTGGTTAAGGCCGTGAATAAGGATCAGCGCTTACGTGGCACATTGCAGTTCTGCGGGGCTTCCAGAACAGGCCGGTGGTCGGGGCGTTTATTCCAGCCGCAAAACATGCCGCGCCCGACAATGAAACAAAAGCAGATTGAAATTGCCATTCATGCTTTTAAAAGCGGATGCGCGGACTTGCTAACGGATAATGTAACGGAGTTGGCTAGTAACGCGGTTCGCGGGACTATGATTGCGCCACCTGGTAAGAAGCTGGTCATTACCGACTTATCAAATATTGAAGGCCGTATACAAGCATGGGTAGCGGGCGAACTATGGAAGCTAAAAGCGTTTACCGCTTACGACACTATTTTAGATTACGACTCCAAAGGTAAGGCAATTCGCGGCGGCCCTGACCTGTATAAATTAGCGTTCGCGAAAGCGTTCGGTTTTGATGTTGACGACGTAGACGACGACCAGCGGCAAATAGGTAAAGTGTTGGAGCTTTCAATGGGCTACCAAGGCGGCGTAGGCGCGTTCCTTACCTTCGCCCTCGCTTACGGCCTTGATCTTGAAGCAATGGCCGAGGGCATTCTAGCCAATACGCCGCACGAAGTTTTAGAAACCGCTAAGGGTATGCTTACGTGGACCAAGAAAAAACGCCGGTCGACGTTTGGGCTATCTGATACGGCTTGGCTCGCTTGCGAATCCTTAAAAACCGCATGGCGTTTAGCACACCCGAACATCGTTAAATATTGGGCGGATACCGAAGAAACTATACGCCGCGCTATTTTGAATCCAAACGTAACTTACGACTGCGGACCGCTGAAAATACGTCGTCAAAAAGCATGGCTCTATATTCGTCTGCCGTCCGGGCGTTGCCTGTGCTATCCAGGTATTGCGCTTGATGACAGTAACGCAATTAGCTACATGGGTAAAAACCAATACACGCGTAAATGGCAACGCATTCGCAGCTATGCCGGTAAGTTCTTTGAAAATGAGATTCAGGGTATTGCACGGGATATTATGGCCTATAACATGCCGGATATTGAGAATTCAGGATACGACATTCTTTTGACCGTGCACGATGAAATTATTACTGAAGCTCCAGACTTTGAAGACTACAACGCACTAGACCTTTCTACCCGTTTGGCGGCGCACAAACCATGGTCTAAGGGTTTGCCCTTAGCTTCTGCGGGTTTTGAAGCAAAAAGGTACAGGAAGGGTTAACCATGAAAATTGATTACGGCGATATCTGCACGGGTATTTCAGCGGCTAGCGTAGCTTGGGGACCTTTGGGCTTTAAGCCTGCATGGTTTTCAGAAATAGAAAAATTTCCATGTGAAGTTTTAAAGCATCATTGGCCGCACGTTCCCAATTTAGGGTCTATGCTTAGCATCACAGATAAAATAGTTTTGGGCGGCGTAAAGCCTCCCTTAATTTTAGTAGGCGGCACGCCTTGCCAAGCTTTTAGCATTGCCGGTAAGCAGCTCGGATTAGATGACGAACGCGGGCAGCTTACGCTAGCCTACGTTGACATAATGAACGCTATTGATAATGAACGAGGTGAAGGCGATGAATGCGTGTGCGTGTGGGAAAATGTGCCCGGAGTGCTTAGCGACAAAGGTAACGCCTTCGGCTACTTTCTGGCAAAGCTTGCCGGTGAAGATAGCCCGCTCGTCGCTCCAGGGCCGAAGTGGTCAAACGCTGGTTGTGTGTTTGGACCCCAAAGGTCAATCGCTTGGCGGGTCATGGATGCCCAATATTTCGGAGTGGCCCAACGCCGCCGCCGTGTCTTTCTTGTCGCAAGTGCTCGAAAAGGATTCGATCCAACCAAAGTATTATTTGAGTTCGAAGGCGTGCGCAGGGATTTTAAACCGAGGCATACGGACCAAACGGCAATCGATACCGGAAGCACTACGCCGCGCGCTTTTGATATGCTCGGCTTCGGGCAATATGGAAACGGCACAACCGCCAACACTTTAAAAGCGCGGGATTATAAAGACGCCACTTTGCTGTGCTTACAAGACGGTAGAGTTAGAAAACTTTTGCCGAAAGAATACGCACGCTTACAAGGATTTCCTGATAACCATTGCGCATTAGGGACAGACGCCGAACAATACAAAGCTTACGGTAATTCAATGGCCGTGCCTTGCATGGCTTGGATAGGTAAGCGCTTAAAACAGGAATTAGGAAAGAATGCCAAAACAAGCCCGCGAAAGCGTCATAGAAAAGTATCTGGTTAGCCAAGTAAAACTAAAAGGCGGCGAGATACGAAAAGTAAAATGGATTGCGAGGGACAAAGCCCCCGACCGTTTCATAATGTTACCTGTCTATGAGACTTCAGGCGTTAGCTTTTACGCTGAAATAAAAGAAGAGGGCGGGCATTTAGTGTTCCCAAAGAACGCACACGAAGAGGCCCAACACCGCGAACATGAACGAATGCGCCGCTGCGGTTTGCGTGTTGAAGTGATTGGAAGTAAAGAACAGGTAGACGAAATTTTAAGGGGTATTTATGAAAATTGAAGAACTATCCAAAGCTGTTTACCGCTTCTCTAACGATAGCCGCCCAATGCTTTGCTTGCATGATCATAAGCTACAAGGCACGGGCGGTGTGTTTTATCAATCCGTCGGTTTGCTGCAATGTTCAATCTGCTACGGCTGGCAACCAATACGCAAGGCTATCGCATGACCCGTAAAATATTTGTACCCGGTAAACACCAGCAGGAAATAATTACGTACGAACGCGACCATAAACGCCTAGCCATTTGGGCCGGTATGGGAATGGGTAAGACGTCCAGCACGCTGAACGCTATCAACCATTTGCAATTGCACGAAGAAAGTTTAACGCTGGTCTTAGCACCTTTACGCGTCGCGCAATCTACGTGGCCAGACGAGGCGCTTAAGTGGGAAAACCTGCGCGATATTGAAGTATCTGCGGTTGTCGGTGATCCAAAAGAAAGAGCTGCCGCACTGAAGAAACCGGCCAATGTATTCACAACCAATTACGAAAATCTACCGTGGCTAATTGAGCACCTAGGCAAGAAAAAATGGCCCTTCAAAAATATTGTTGCAGATGAAAGCACCAAGCTTAAATCGTTTCGCTTGCGGCAAGGCGGCAAGCGTGCGGCAGCTTTAGCCAAAGTAGCGCACGATAATACCGACCGATTTATAGAGCTTACCGGTACACCGAGTCCGAACGGGCTTGTTGATCTATGGGGGCAAGTCTGGTTTCTGGATAGGGGCTTGCGCTTGGGGCGTACCTATACCGGATTTGAAGAACGCTGGTTTAGACCCGACTTTGGCGACTTCAATTCGGTAAAACCTTTCGCGCATTCGCAAAAGGAAATCCAGGATAAAGTAAAAGATATTTGCTTTAGCCTCGACGCTAAGGACTATTTCGATATTGATGAACCTATAAAAACGTCGGTTATGGTGGACATGCCTACGAAGGCAAGAGCTATTTACGACAAGATGAAAAAGGAAGCTTTCATAGAAATAATGGAAAATGAAGTGGAAGCCTTCAACGCAGCAAGCAAAACTATGAAGCTTGTGCAGTTGGTCAACGGCGCAATCTACGTGGACGAAGAACACAACTGGATAGAAACCCACGACGCCAAGCTGCAAGCTTTAGAGAGTATTGCGGAGGAGGCAGCGGGAATGCCCTTGCTCGTGGCTTACCACTTCAAAAGCGATTTGGCGCGGCTTAAGAAAGCTTTCCCTAAAGGCAGGGAGCTTGATAAAGACCCGCAAACGATTAAGGATTGGAACGCAGGCAAAATCCCTATGCTGTTCGCTCATCCAATGAGTGCAGGCCATGGGCTTAACCTTCAAGACGGTTCTAATATCGTGGTGTTTTTCTCGTTGTGGTGGAATCTTGAAGAGCATTTGCAAATTATTGAACGTGTTGGACCCATGCGCCAAAAGCAATCCGGCCATAATCGTGCGGTATTTATTTACTACATACGCGTGCGCGATTCGATAGATGATTTACTGATGGAAAGGATTGAAACTAAACGCAGGGTGCAAGATATTTTACTTGATGCAACTAAAAACTTATTTGGAGCTTAAACCATGGTACACGATACACGCACGCAAGACGAAAGAGACGCTCAAGCGCTTAAAGAATTAAACAAAGCTTTCGAAAAAGCGGATACGGAAAGCTTTAAAAATAGATACGAGCATGAGAAGGCCATGATAGGCGGTATACCAGTTACAGTAACTGAATGTTTGCCGGATGGCGTTGGCATGATAGTAGCCGCAAGACCGCTAGACGAAAGGGTTGAAAAAATCGGTATTACTAAAGCGGCTATGAAAAAATCCGACGCGATAATTAATGAGATTAATACCAAAGACACAAACCCAAAAGATTTAGTCGGCCAAACAAAGCTTCAAACGTGGCTCGTGCCGCCGTCCGCTAAAATCGCTTTAGCCGAAGCGCTTACCGATGGTGCTAATAAGTACGGACCCTTTAACTGGCGTGAAAAAGGCGTGCGTGCAACGGTATACATTGCCGCTGCAGAACGTCACGTAATGTCTTTTCTCGACGGCGAAGACTTAGCCGAAGATTCTGGCGTACATCATCTTGCTCATGCAATGGCGTGTTTTGCCATATTGTTAGATGCAATCGCACAGGGTAATATAGTGGATGACCGCCCAATTAAAGGCGCTTCCCCCGCATTGCTGAAAGCAATCCACCTTAAGAACGAAGAGAAGAACAAGGCAAAATAACCATGGCTGATGATTGTGATTACGCTAAAGAAGTAGAAGAAATGTCCCTTGCGCGTAACTTGGCGCAAGTGCTTAAACACAGTGAAATAAAGCCAGGTTGTGCGGGTGAATGTGAACGCTGCGGGGAAGAGTCAAAGCGCCTCATTAACCAAACGTGTGCGCCTTGCCGGGATCGTTACAAACTACCTTAAGAGGTATGTTATGAAAGCAATACTGTTATGGCCTTTGTGGAACGCTTTCAAGTTTTGTTTGCTATTAACCATTGTGCTAGGGATAGGTATTGTAATGATGCTGCTATATTTAAAAGATCGCCTTACATTTAAAAAGCCCGCTTAAATGCGGGCTTTTTATTAGTAGTTTGACTCTACGTAAATTCTCCCTAGTCCTACTTGTATAGAGTTTACGGTTGTAAGCGCAGCGTTAGAAGCCAGTACACAACAAGTCATGGTTATAGTAGCAGTTGGCAAGTTGGTATTTATAGTGCCGGTAGCTTCTACGCCCGTTTCAAGGTTCTTAATGTACCAACTTACAACTGTGCCGTTCGGATCACAACTTATGCGGCAATCAAAACCAACTGAACTACTTAGCGACAAGCCGGTAGCTTGCCGCGTAGTGGTAGTAGTGTTCCGTGACATGAAAAATATCGCGCCGTTATCGGTTGTATCTACCGCGAAGCCTAAAGATTGGTTGTTTACACTTGGCTCAGCGGTCACGACGTTGTTTGTAGAGGCAGAAAGACCCGCAAACATTCTTCCACCATTCGTCCACGTATCAAAGCCAAAAACGGATTCATAAAAGAACCCGCCCTTGTTAGCAACGTTTCCGATAAAAAATAATGTTTCGGTGTTTCGCTGGCCTAGTACCTGGTTAGTGGTTGTAACTATGTTGGAATAGATAGCTCGCTTTATGCCTGCATAAACGCTGCCCGCAGCCGCAGGCAACAGCGTTGAATAAGTGCCATTGCCTGAACCCGTTGTACCTACCCATAAACCTGCGGTCGCAGCAGTAGGGCGCCATAAAAATACGGCCTTAGTGTATAAAGTATTTGGGCCTACTGGACCTTGCGCACCCGTTAAGCCCTGTATACCCTGTGCACCTGTAGCGCCGGTTAAACCTTGTATACCTTGTGCACCAGTGGCGCCAGTTGTACCTTGTATGCCTTGAGCACCGGTAGCACCCGCAGGGCCTGTTAGACCTATAGGGCCTTGCGCTCCTGTATCGCCCGTATCACCTTTGGGGCCTTGGGCACCTGTAGCGCCAGCGGCGCCAGTAGGACCTTGAATACCTTGGATGCCCTGCGCTCCGTTTGATCCGCTGGCGCCTGTTGCGCCTGTTGCGCCTGTTGCGCCTGTTGCCCCTGTGTCGCCTTTCGGTCCTTGAATACCTTCAGGGCCCGTTTCCCCCTGGTCGCCTTTTCCGCCGGTTGCGCCTGTATTGCCAGTGTTACCTTTCGGTCCTATTGCGCCTTGTATACCTTGCGGGCCCTCGGGGCCTTCCGGTCCTGTTTCGCCCGTGTCGCCCTTTGGGCCGGTTAGGCCTGTTGGTCCCGCTACACCTTGCGCGCCTATTGCGCCCGCTGGACCTGTTGCACCCGTAAGACCTGTTGGTCCCTGTGGGCCTTGGGGTCCTGGTTCGCCTTGATCACCTTGTGGGCCCGCCGGACCTTCGGGGCCGGGAACAGTACTAACCGAAAACCCTTGAGAGACTACAGCAACCGTTAAGCTCGGCTGCTCAATTACGCCTAAAACTTCCTGCGTTAAAATACCAACTACAATAGGCTCACTCATGGGGTTTCAGCCTTTCTAACGGGTAAAGCAATAGTGTCGCTGTGGACTATGGTGCCGTCTACCGCTACGTGTTTTATATCAAAGCGAAGCGTTTTTACTGGCCATGATTGGGTTTGCGCTGCGGTAGCTGAAAGCTTCCACACTTTATACTCAACGGTGTCGTCCAAAGGGGTTACGGTCAAATCTTCTACTTCGTCGCCGTTGGATTGGTTAACCTGTGCAAGTACTGTTGAAATAGTTGCGCCAAACGCTAGCGGCAGCGACCAAGTTGCCGCAAACGTATCGCCTCTTTTTATACCGGGTAGTTCCTGAATTATTTCACTCATTGGATGAACTCTACAAATTGTACTTCCTGTACGAAATCAAAACCGCCCGTAGTCGAGCCGCCCTCGCCTACCGTAAAATTGACTTTGTGCATAATGCCTTCGTCGTCTCTTAACCATGCTATGTAGTCGCCTAATGCCCAATCTGTTAGGGTTAAATCACGGTTGAGTATACCGGTGCCGTCGTTTATGACATGGGCCTGCGTTATTACTGTATCGCCGCTAACGGCCTTACCAATAGACCAGGGGCCTGTATTCATATCCAGTACGTTTACGTACTGCCAGCCTGCCAATGTATCCAAAACGCTTTCGTAGGGTTCACTTTCGTTTACGCCATCGCGGGCTATCGCGTAAACCGTACCCATAAGCGGATAGCTTTCACCATTTACAAATCCCGCTACCGTGATCGTGCCGTCGCCGTCTGGCGCGTTCGCGGCAGCAATAGCCTTTCCGCCTACGGTAGTCGCGATAGTTAAATCGCCGAGCCCGCTGGTTTGAATGTTTGCAATTCCGCCTACGCGTAAAGGGCTCGTTAAGGAATCTATCGTATAGCTTTCGCCTTCTGTACCGTTGCCCCACAATTGCATTTGGTCAATGCCGAAATCTTCCTCCGTAGTTATGTTAGCGCTTGGGGCTAGGTAGGTTCCGCCATCATATCTATCGACGGGGATATCGCCATTAGAAAGATAACGAAAATAAAACTCTTTGCAATATGCACATAGCTTATAAGTAAGCCCTGCTTCTATCGCAACGGGGGTTTCAAGCGTTCCAGTAATGGCACCCTCGGCTGGTGCCACTTCGCCGGTAATACCCAATAAAGCGCCCGCGCCTGAATAAACGAGAAAGATTAAATTACTGTCTGAACCGTTATCTAAATAACTTATTGTTTCCAGCGAACCTGATACGGCGGCCACATAATCGCGGCATATTAATCGCGTACCGCTATTGCCGTTAGCAAGAGAAGGTTCGCCCGTAGTTTCTACCGTACCGATTAATAATGTCATTTAACTTCGGCTCCTGCGGTGCCTAGATTAGGCGTTTTTCGAATCACTAAATTGTTGTTCGAGTCTACCAAATTACCGGAAGGTATGCCGCTAATGTTTCCAGTATCCGTAAACTGGCCGTTATAAGAATCAAGCTCTATACCGTGGTTTGTAGTAACAGGTGTTACCAAAACATTGTTACTTATGGTGACTTTGTTACCCGCATTATTAAGCGTATTGGTTAAACCGATGGCGCCCGTTAATTCACTGAATAGCGTATTCCGGTAAATATACCGATGCATGCCAAAATCAGTCTGCTCATATCCTACCGTTAATGGGAAATCGGCGTCGCCCGCAAACCGATAAGAGTTATAGCAGGCTTCGAAGTTATCCATTGGGAAATTGCCTTCGTAGGCATCCCATCTAATTAACTTGGCTGTATTGGTTGAATTTAAGCTGGTATTGCGCCGATGGGTAACGTGATCGCAGTTTGTTTTTTCGTAAAAACCGTGCGAAAGACTGTGTACGCCTTCTTGGTAATTGATAATTTTATTAGCTTCAATAACTTTATATTGCTGCGAGTATCCCAACAATAAATCACGGTCGCGAATATCTTTAAACTCGTTACCGTAAATTACGGTATAGAAAGAATTATCAGGACTATCTAATGCTGCGTGCTGATCCGCCCAAAAGAGAATCGCCGAATTGCTAGGGGTAACATTTGTGTTTTCAAGGTTCGCGCCGTTAAACTTATTTCTGAAGAAAGTTACACGGCTTGAAGTATCAAATAAAAACCATTGCTGATCGTCCGCGCCATCTGTATCCAGCACTAGATTAATATCAGACAACCATAAATCTGTAGTGCTATTACAATAGATAGCCGCTACTTTCCAGTTTACTTGCTCATCGCCGTAAGGCACCCACACACGCGGAAAACCGTTTAAACCCGCCGCAAAAGCGCTGGCGTTTATAGTGCCTTCTCTAACCAAAACACATTTTGTCGATTTACCCTCAAGCGAAGCTTCAGTATTGTAAGGGCTTTCTAATGTGCCCGAACCGTTTACGCCTGCATTTTTATCCAGTGCTAACCAAGCGGGTGTGCCTACAACAAGTGACCAAGCTATCGTTTTAACAACGTTGTTTTGATCGGTTACGCGGATGTTTATAGAGTAAGTGCCTTCTACCGGATTACGGATATTTAAAATGCCGTAATCGTCTAACGCTAATAACTTGTCGCCCACTTTTAAAAGCTGATTCCCTATAGAAGCGCCAGGCGGCCCTTCCAATAACTCGTAGTAAAAAGGCCATGCTCCGCCTTGAACGACGATAGGAACCGCATAAGGTTGACCGGGGTAAGCGTTACGGTGGCGCGCGTGCGCTGCTGTTTCGCTGCTTGGGCGGGGGTGAACTATAACAGGCGCCATGTAACCTTCGAAATGGCCTACGGCAAGCTTCCAGCTATTTGCCGGTACTTGGTCAACAGAGCTACCGCGATTGTCCACCACAGTAGCTTTGCTGAATTTTATCTTTATGCTTGAAGCTACTGGCATAATAAAACCTTCTTAGTAACTGTTAGAGTATAGGGGTGACGTGCTGCTGTATTTTCCAGTAGAAGGATTACGAACCGCAATCCCCTTAAATCTGCCGTCGCTGCCATTTATAAAACTCCAATTTACTCGATTACTGCATAACAGTTTAAAGCGCCGCTTATGGAAACCCCCGAAGCAATGGTAAATCCAAGTGCTACAAGTTTATCGTTTACAACTGTATTTCTGTTAAAAGTAAAATTATTATGTAAACCTTCATATTCTGTACTGTAATAACCGTCAGAACTTAGTAACCGCTCGGTATAAGTCCATGTATCTAAGGTTTGTAAACCCTTGCGGTAGTCATTCGCCGCTATGGTGTTGCCTATGGAACCGTAAGAAGATATATATCCATCGGTAACACTATCAAAAAAGCTTGACGGCCCGTTTTCAAAACCGTTGTCAGTTATTTCGTCAAGCCCCCTTAAACAAGAATTAGTGGAAAGCAGCAGGTTACTTAAAACGCCTGTTACATGGTCTACATTCACCGTAAAAGATAGGTATTCCGATTCACTGTTGTCTATCACGGAGAATCCCATTACGAGTTGCCCGCTTGTATAATCAATGGCTGCGCCGTTACACCCCCGAGTCGGTAAAAAATAAAATTGCGCATCTATGCCGAGTGTGTCTAAGTTTATTTCTACCGGAAGTACATCAGCATCGGTGGGATTGCTGTACGTTATAATATTTACGGTGATAGCTCGCTCGGGGGTGTCGGTCATGTTTACAGGGTGTAAAACAATTTTACCCTCTTCTATTATAGTTAGCCCGTGATGCGCAGCGCCTTGACCTAAATCTATTTTTGCTACCGTTACCCCCGAATATAAAGTACAAGTAGCCTCCCAAGTAGCCAAATCAGGAACTATGGACTCGTTAACGTTGCAAGGAGTTATGTATATACCGTAACCATCTTGGTCATAACAAATGGCGTAGTCCCCGTTTACCAGTTTTACCACTAAAGACGCGAGTTCATCCCCGCCTTCAACTACTCTATAGCTCTGGTATATTTCGGTGCATGTGCCGGTTAAGATATTGATACTAGGAGCTAAGGCGGGCAAATCGTAGTCCTCTACCGCCGAATAAGCCGAATGTACAGGTAACTCCGCAAAAAGACGTAAGTTGCCGTTTGGCGGTTCAGGTGTCGGACCGCCGCCTACTAGGCCTGTCGCTATTACACCTAAACTAATCATTCTGCTACTACCTGGCCGATAAGGTCATAGGTATCTGTACCCACTCTAACCAATGTAACTGTGCCATTCGGAGGAACTACAAGTGTTCCGCCGTTAGGCGGATTTATCGTTACCCCGTCCGCTACTATCGTTAAGTTTCCGCTATCTGCATTACGTATATTCCACGCGCCTTCTGTGCCCGCCGACCCTGATACCGTTACAGTCTTCTCGCTTGATGCCGTAAAACGAATATATTTACCCGTATCGGCATCGCTTAATGTGTATTCGGTATCGGCTTTAGTCAGTAAAGGGTAAGCGCCCACGTTGCTGTTAAGCCATGCTACTAGCGCGTTTACTGCCGTAGTCCAGCCAGTGAGTGCTGCTACCCAAGCGAACGCACGAGAGTTAAAAACGTTTGTCGGGTCCGTAGGGGCGGGGGCCGTGGGCAGAGTGGGTATAGTAGGTGCGGCCATGTTAAATACTCTCTACTTGAATGGTTAAATCCGAGCGCTTCGGCCCTGATATTATGATGGAAAAGTCACGGTAAAAGCCATAGATAACGGTTGAAGCAAATTGCTCGTCGCCTATGTAAAGCGTAGGAGTAGCGCGAGCCGCCGTTAATATCGCTTTTACATTGTCGATAGTGGAAGTAGGTATTTGTACATCGAAATCAGCGCGGTCTATATATCGCCTTTCAAGGATAAAATTATTACCGAAAGGGTCGCGCTCTTTTCGGGAAAAATCGACTATTCCCACGGAAGTTCCATACCGTGCACAGCCTATCTCTACAGCTTCACCTACAATCATTTTACCTATTTTAGCGGGGAACGCATCTCCGTCTAAAACCATTTCTATCGTTGACGGTTGAACGCTTGGTAAATCTGTTAGTACTAATGTTTTTATGTTGGAACGGGTGGCGAAGAAAAATGACCACCAATCGCTAGACGGTGTAGATTGGAGTAAATCTTCGTAATGGTCATAAACTACTGCACCAAACGCGTCACGCATAATAATACGCACATTATTGGCATCTATATTTAAAAGAGTAACGGACGTAACAATTTGATCTAGTTCTAAAAGCACTTGTACAGTGTTACTTGAATCGGTGCTTACCGTTTGCTTGTCTGGTCCGACATTCATATCGAACATGCGCCAGCGATTAGTAGCGCCTTGGTCTATCCATTCTTCAGGGTGGTCCGGCGGGTACTTATTAGTGTTAGCACCGATTGACTCAAATAATTTGTGTACCTGCCCTAAGACTACTACTTGGTTACCCGCAGTGTAAGCGTCGTCCTCGTCCCATAAAGGGGCGTCATTTTCGTCTACGTTGCTAGTGACAACGCGAGGGGGTTCTTCTATCGCTATATCCGCTGCACGATAGCTAAAAGCGCCCCCCGGCGGGGAATCCATATCAACCATATAACTAGAAGGCAACAAATCCGACGTTGTAAGCTCTACTTGGTGGCCGTCAAAAATTACACCGCCAATTTGCCCTATGGACGGCCCGCTTACCGCCAATCTAACCTTATTAGTGCTTGCGGTATAGTCGGCAACAGAAAATCTAAACCAACCGTTGGGCAATGCCTGCGCGCGAGCAGAGCCATTAAGGTTTGATAAAATCGCCCCCGTTTGCACATTAAATCGCCCGTAGTTAAAACCGCCTATACCCATATACAAAAGAGAATTTGTATAGGTTGGGTACTGCTTGGCGTAAATAGAAAAAACATAGGCGCCTGCCGGAACGTCATACGTCGCACTAGCGCCGCTCCCATCATCCCTAAACCCGTATTTAAATTCTAACGTTACGCCGTCCACGCCGATTGCGGGGCCGCTAGTGCCTAAATCTTCCTGTCCGTTAGCATCCCAATCCAGCGTTGAGCTAGTGCCGTAATTAACGCCTGCCTCTTCATAAATAGGCCCTATAAAATCAAGTGTAGTAGGGTTATAACCTAGGCGTAAAGTATCCGCCGGAGCTATGGATAAAAATCCGTCCTGATCGTAGTAGGTAGCTTCGCTAGCGCGCGTAGAATCAAAATTTCTAAAAATTATAGGTTTAACTATTTTCAAGATACGCTCTCCGCTGGCATTCCGTCGGCATCCCAACGCTGCAATATTTTAGCAGTGTTTAACGTGTTTTTGGCGATAGCAAATTGAGAAGCTTCTAGTTGCTCGGTAAGTGTATCAATTCTATAAAGTAACTCATTAACGCTAGTCGTTGAAAGGCTTTGAGTCGCAGCCACATAATCCTGGGATTGAGCTACCTGCGACTTTTCGTAAGTATAACTTAATTCAGGTGCAGCCATAGGGGCGCTAACATTTATACCTGCTTCAGCCAATGTATTATTCAACTGGTCTATCGCCGTACGCACTGACAATACGCTGGTATTAACATCGTCAAGCTTATCGATTTGGGTTTGGTAAAACTTAAGTAGGTCGTCTAGTGCGGTTACTTGGGCGTTTAATGCTTCGAGATTTTGTTCTTCGTAACTTTGCTGCTCGCCGGTAGCGTCCGCCAATTCTTTGATGTTTTTAGATGTGGTGTAAAAGTCGCGTGCGTAGTCTTCGAAGCTCGCGTACAAATCCTGGCTAGGCTGCGTAAGCAAAGACAATGCATCGTCGAGCTGGCCTTCTTTTGGGAGAGGGCCGCCCGCTTTTGCGATAGCATTTGCCGCGATAATTTGCGCTTGGGCTTGGCGACGCGTAGCCAATTCGGCTTTTGACGACTGTAAGGTCATTGACTTAAGCGCAGAGTTCAGGCTGTCCGCTACCGCCTTGGTAGAGCTAAGCGCGTTGGTAGCAGTATCTATTTGTTTTTGAATCGCTTCTTTTTGCTTATCGGCGGCTTTGGATAATGCGCCGTAGGCATCATTAGCAGCGGCCTTTTTGGTGTCGCTCTCTTTCTCAAGTGCGGTTATGTATTGATCGGTAGCCCCACTAAGTTTAATAAGCGCGGCAAATTGTTTTTGCCCTGCGTCAGTAGCAAGGTTTATACCCGAAATAATATCTTTGAAACCTTCACGGCTGCTCGGTAGAGCTACACCTAGTTCTTTAAATGCGGCGCTAAGCGCGGTTTGGTTCGCTAAAAACTTATCGGTTTCGCTGAAAAATTTATCGTAGTATACCGCTAGCGAGCCCGCCAACTGATCGAAACCGCCCGCCGCATCTGCGATAGCTTGGGTCGCGTATACCGCATTAACGCCTACAGCCTGGAAATTAAGCTTTAAAGTTTCGGCGTATTTACCGAATATTTGAGTCTCGGAAGCCAAACGAATCATCGTTTCAAAAGCCGATTCCCCGATTTTTTGGAAGTCTTCTAAAACACTTGTTCCGCCTAAAAGCACTTCGGCCCAATTATCCAAAGTGCTGCCGAAGAAAGATTCAATTTCTTTTACAAGCGCATCGCCTTCTAAACCCTTCAGTGAAAGGTCCTGCGTTTTTACGGTTAGATCACCTATGAAATTGTCAAAATTAGTCCCGAATACCCCGGACGCTTCTTTAAGTGCTACGCTGGCATTTCTAAACACATCGCTAAATTGTTCGGCAAAAACCGCGTCTAGCTCTTCCTGTGATCTTTTTACCTTGGTGGAGGTTTTAACACCTAAAACTTTCTTGGTAGTTTTTACATCAGCATAGTTAAAAGCCTCAATAGTTGCACCGGCTAGGATATCAGCAAGCGAAGTACCGATAATGGAAATACCGGAATCAATAACCTTTTTGGACTTACTGAATATAGCGTCAAGAATAGTGTTGTTAATCGCCCCGCCAAACTCAGTCGCAAAACGTCCGGCCTGAGCCATAAAATTATTTAGTGGATCGTTTTGAGTAACGGTATTACCGAAGTCAAAAGCGTCACTACTCAAGCCGCGTTTACCCTGCTTTATACCCAAGGCGTTATAGTCGGCCGCGCCCACTAAAGTTTTGGCGAAACCTGCGGCAACATCTTGTATGCCTGAACGAATATCTAGCAACGCTGCCAGCATGTTTTCGTTTATGCCTAAAACATCGCTATCGCGGTTATTTAGAAGCGTAATACTATCGCCGATGGCCTGCGATTTTTTATTGCCCTCGCCTAATACTTTTGTTAACGACTGATTAGCTTGCTTGTAACCTGAAGCCATAGTGGCAAATTTAGCGTCCTGCTTTTTATTCCATATAGTCACGCCTGCGACAACCGCAAGCGCTACGGCTGCATAAATGCCGCCCGCCGCTAAAGCACCGCTAGCACCCTGCCCGCTGCTTCCTGCGCTTCCGGCAACACTCTGTGCACCAGATGAGGCTGCGCCTGATAAAACTTGCTGGAACTTAAGGAGAATGGGTTTAGTAACAGCCTGGTGCGCCATTTCGGCGAGCATCTTTTTAAAGCTGCCCACTATGCTATCAGCGACACCGGCAAAGCCATCTTCTAAATGCAGCCAAGTGTCAGCGAAAGCAGTGTCGATACGCTCTACCGCATCTTTGGTTAGTTCGGTGGCGGTCTTTAGCTTCTCTTGTGATTCCAAAACCTTTTCATTATTGATAAGGGTTTGAGCTTGGGCGCTTTCAATGCCCCCGTAGACTTTTAAAATGTTATTGCGAATATCATATTCAAGTTGCGCAGCTTTTGACGTCTCGCCCGACAAAGCGATAGAACGCTCTTGCTGTTTTATCATGTCGGCAATTTGCGCTTGCTGGCCAAATTGTTCAACGAGCTTTTTATTGTTGATTAGCTTCTCACGGTCTTGGCCGTTGAGAACATCATTGAGTTGAATCAGACCGTTTTTAAGGTCGTATTCGTATTGAACCGATTCTAGTTGGCCCTTGTCGCCCATAGCGGCAATATCAACCGCACGTTGACTTTCCATTAGAATTTTATCGCGCTCGTGCAAATCTGCGATATTAGCCAAGTTTATTAGTTGTTCTTTTTGCGCTTGGTTAAGCTCTTTCAGGTTTCCTTTTTCAGTTTCATAGCGGACGTCTGCCGCTTTAGAAACGACATTATAAAGATCAACTTCTTTTTGTAAGTTAGCGAGAGAGTCCGCGAACGTTTTTTGCAACTGTTCAGCTTGCTTGATAGCTTCTTCGGTGGCCTTCTTACGGTCTTTAGCGGCTTTCTCTTCGTCTTCACGCTTCTTTCTATTTGCGTTTATTTCTGCGGCGCGCTGTTCAGGGGTAAGACCAAAAGGGTCGTCACCTACTTCACTAGCGGTTTTTCTTATTTGCGCGGTTTTTGTTAAAGCGTCCTGGTATTGTTTATCCGCTTCTAACCATTTCATAACCGTGGCGCGTTCTTTTTCTAACGCCTCGGTGCTTTTTGTAACGTCCGTTATTTTCACGCCCGTGAGTATATTGTTCCCGCCGTTTTGCGGAGCGAGAGCTTTATTTAATTCTTCTAAACGGGCCGTTAAACGCGGTATATCCTCCGCGCTTATGCCATTTATACTTGCGGCCAAACCTTCGGATATATCCGTTATGAAATTGCCTAAACCGCTTGCCGCACCTGCTAGGGCGGTAGTTATATTAACGAGGCCTTTAGCTAGGGAGGCTATACCATCCTGAAAAGCGGGGTCTTTGACCTTTTCGCTAAAGGCCGTTAATTCCGGTAGGGCTTCCATAGCCACTGCGTTAGCGACGCCCGTAAAGGTTTTCTGCAACCGGCTAAGGTTATCGTTAAACTCTTCGGCTTTTTTAGCGGCGTCAGCGTCGAGCACTTGGCCAAGCTTTTCAGCCTCGGCGGCCATATCAGCCAATCCGGTTTTGCCGCTGTTGAGCAGGGGTATTAGCTCGGCTCCACTTTTGCCGAATAAATCCATGGCAATAGCGGTTTTAGTGGCGCCATCTTCAAGCCCACTTAAACGGTCGGCTACTTCTAAAAATAAGTCGTTAGTGCTTTTTAGCTTTCCTGCGGTGTCCTGGGTAGTTATTCCCAAATCAGCAAGAGCGTCCGCCGCAGAACCTTTACCGGTACTGGCCGCTTCCGCTAAATTTTTATTGAATTTACCGAGGGCACCAACTAAAGATTCAAACGCTACGCCGGATAAATCCGCTGCATAATTTAGTTTGGAAAGGTCGCCTACCGACACCCCGATTTTTTGGGAAGCCTTGGACATTTCGTCTTGAAGGTCTATTGAATGCTTAACCAAGGCAGTAAACGCAGTGCCTACACCTACAGCGAAAAGTGAACCGGCCTTGGCTACCTTTTCGATATCTTTTTGCATTTTAGCAGCGGCAGCGGCAGAAGCCCTCTCAGCTTTACTAAGAGGGCCGACATAGCCGCCAATTTCGGCAACTAGATTAAGGGTTAATGATCCGAGTGATCTATTTGCCATTGCGTGTCCGCTTCGTTGCTAGTTGCTCGTTGCGCTTACTTATCGCCCTGAATAAGTTTAACACGTCTTCGGGTTTCGCTATATACTCATCCTGCACGCGTTCGGTTTTCGGTAAAAAGTCTTCTATTTCCGCTTTGTGACCGTTTACTGTTAGCAGGTACTTAGTAAGCATCGCAAAGCCCCTGTCTACCCTGCGCCCTACATTCAACGATCCACGCTTGTTTATGTAGGCGACCCATTGCAAGGATTCTGCATGGGTCATATTCTCCTTGGCTTCTTTGATTGTTCTACCGCCGACCCCGCTTAGCACTAGCTCGTGCCAAAACTCGTCGGCGGGTGTTAGTTTTTTGTTTCGCCGTCCTGTTTTTCTTTAGGCGTATTTTCTTTTTCCACTTGGTTAATGGCGGTTACGAATGTCAGCAATAAACCCGTGTGGAATTGGTCGGCGGTTTCGTAGGGGATAGCCTCTTCGCCGTTTTCACCCAAGCGCACGAGGCGCGACACACGGCGAACCATAATCGAGCTTTCGTCGTCGCGAGCTTTGTAAATAAATTCAAAATCGGCAGCGGATAATTCGCGCTTGATAAAAATATCAAACTCGTTAACCACTTCGTCTTGATTTTCGTCAACGTGTTTCCAGCTAACGCTTTTACGCACGTAGTCGCCTTTGATAAAAGCGCCTGCCGCGATTAATTTTTGTAAATCCATAAATGCCACCTAGTAATTTTTAGTTTTATGAAAGTTAAAAACCGGCCCCGAAGGGCCGTAAAGCAACTGCTACTTAGGTACTGAGTACCGCAGGAACTAGCACAGGATCGCCGGAAATCTGAATACCGACGTTGGACTGTACCACAGAGTTTTGCTGGAAGCTGAAAGGGAAAGCGTTCATAAAACCGTTGAACGTTAACCAAGTACGGCTATCAGGTAACTCAAAGTCGCCCGCTGTATCCACGGTAGGCGGTACGCCTGGTGCTTCTGACCAACCAATAGCCCATTTCAACGTAACGCCCGCGACCTTCAATTGGTGCAAACGAATATGTGACGGGTCTTGCGGGTCGAAGTTAATGCCAAAAGTTGCCGTACCTGGTGTTGCCAAGCCTGCTTCGTAACTACGCGCGGTATCACCCAAGCAAGTAGTTTCGATTTGGTCTAAAGTTGAATCCAAACCGTCAATCGACGTAACGCAGCCTACAATTAAAATGCTGTCGTCAGCCGGATCAATGGCGTATAGGTCGGTGCCTTGCGTCTTCATTTGATCGCCTCCAAGTTAAAAAGCTTTGCTTTACAGCAATGCGTTACCGTCAATTAACCAAAATTAACGAATCCGGTTTCCCGAATTTTGTACACATAATACGCGCTTGCTCGCGCGCGTACCAGTAAATTAAGTGCGTGAGTTTATGAAATCCACGTCGAAACTGTAATGGTAATTTTTTGTCGCTTCGTCACGGTCTTCGTCTCCGAAGCGCACGACATAAGCTTGAAGCTCAAGGGCATTATTTAACGCAAGAGAAACCGCGCGAACCGCTGCCGCGCTTTTGCCGTAAACGTCCACCTGAACGGTATAATGGTCTTCGGTAGGTCGCCCGCTAATAAAATTTTCAGGAAAGCCCGAAACGTTTTGCCATACGGCGTAGGGGTAAATTCTTGCTGATTCCTGCGGGGCTAAACCGAACGGGTAGAGGCGAAGCGGGTCGTTTAAGCCGCCTGTGCCTAATAAAGCTTTTACGGCGGTACTTTGTGACACTATCCCGAATATGGGTGCAAACATTATTTACCCGCCTTTGCTATGGCTTTATCCAAAGCTTTCTCGTATTCACGGACGAAGGTATCAGTAACCGTACCTATATTTTCAGACAGCGCCGGGCGTACAAAAGGATGCGCAGGGGTTTTCTCGTTGCCTAATTCCAAATGGCGCCAATAGGGGGTAGGTGCCTTTTTACCGTCAACCAATTTTGTACGGCTACTGGCTCCGCCTAAAATACCTATTTTAAAAGCTAGGTCGCCTGTGCGTTTAGCGTAGCGACTATCCCATCGTAAATCCGCGTTATCTTTTATAGAACGGACCGTAGCAGGATCGTCGAAAGTCTCAGCACGTTTCTTTATATCATTTACCACAAAACGTGCGGCTTTACGTAGTGCGGCTCGCCCGCCCTTATACTTGACGTCATTGGTTACGGCCTCGAATTTCTTTTTGAGGCTTTCCAATCCCGTAAGCTTAAAGGAGACTTTATCAACCACGTTGAACTCCCAGCAAAGCGCTTAAAGCCTTGCCTGATTTAATTTCATCTAGCCGCCATTGGCACCACGCTAATTCGTGGGCCCATTCATCGCGCTCAGGCGTGACTATATCATTTATGGCGTGACCCGTCACTGGCCATGCCATTGAGCCTTTGTCTGCGGTGATAGTGGGCTTACCGGCCAATACCGCATCTACCGCCGAATTGCTGTTGTAAGTAATCACAAGGGCCGCGCCTGCTAGGGCTTCGTCAAGCGTACCGCGTGAGCGCTCCGTGCCTCTAACTATCGCGCGGTGGCCCTTGCGCAGTGCTTCGGGGTGCGGGCGAAAATGTACAGGCATTCGGTAATGCTCTGCAGCTTGCTGCGCGGTTGCGCTATACCACGGAAGTAAGTCTTGTCCGCGTAAGCTGGCGTCGCCTGGCACCTGGCCCATAATTAAAATATATTTGCCTTCGCGGTTCCATGGCTTTAAGGGGCCGAAATTTTGCTTGAATCGTTCGCCGTTGTCTTTGGGGGCTGGTGCAAAAGTACCGTAACCGTTGAGCCCGTTCCAAGCAAGTGATGTCCAGTTAAAACGGTCCGAAAAATATCCTCTCTCCATGACCAAAACTTCTTTTCCTTCAGCTCGTAAAGCTTTGCCCGCACGCCAGCCCCAACACGCGACGAATTTAGTTTTACACCTTGCATAGCTGGTTAGCGTTGAATGTATTCCAAGAGCCTTAAGGCCCTCGGCTAACGCTGCTTGGTGCGCTAGCTGGTGCGGTGCGCGGTGCGAGGCTACTATGGTAAAGTGCATAGAATTGAGCCAATTCCCATTAACGAGCCTTTATCTACGAACTCTACGGTTTCGTAGTTTCCTGATTCTTTTATTTCCTGCCAAAGAATAGGCACTTCAACCTTATTTTTATGTACCTTTTCTATTTGACCGGTGCCTACGATATCGTGAAAAGCTACCAGCTCCGCTAAGGGCGCGTAGTTTGCAAAGTCAGTCGCTACGCCTTCGTAAAGGTGGTTGCCGTCAATTAATGCCGCGTCGAACGGACCTTGCCCATAAACCTTTTCGATTATTGCGTCGTCGGTACTGTCACCAAAAATTACTTCGATATCGTAGCCGCGCTGAATCAAATCACGCGCTGCAGCTTTAAGGCTGGTTTTGGAAGTGCAACGGCCCCAAAGCCCGCCGGGTAAATCGACTGCGACTCCCTTGCTACCCTTAGGTAGATTAATCATTACTTCGTGGAACGTGTCGCCGTGACGTGCACCTATTTCAAGGTAACTTTTAACGCCTTTGTCTTTCAGCAATTTTATATAAGATCGAAGCTCATATTCGTTTTGCGAGGCTCTACGGCCTGAGAGTGTTTTTAACATGTTAAGACTTCCTCTAAAGGCTTTTTAATAAAGCAATCCAACGTGGTCACGCGCGAGCAATTAACTATCGTCGTTCTTGTTCTTTTGGACAAATGTAAAAATTGTTTGCGCCACATATCGCACTTGTTCGCATTTGGGTTGCTGGTTTGGTCGTGGTCACCATGCCAGTGCGTACCGTATTTAGTAGTGCAATCATAGCCAAGTAAAATAATTTTAGCCGCGCCGAACTCTATGGCCAATTCAATAGCCCGCAAGCCAGAATTAAACGCCCCGTAGCGGTCATGAAAACGTATTTTAAACCGATCCGCCGCAGTGCGTGAACATGTCCAGCGTTCGGCGGGGGAATCTATTTTATTACCGTAGTTTGCCCAAAAGGCATTATCGCCTCCGTAAATAATATCGGCAAAAGGCGCTAGTTCCCAGCTTCTATTCACGGCTATAGTTTTTATATCGTTTTCGCCGATTAAGCCGCAGTCTTCAGCAGTAAGCGAAGGGCCACTAGCGATACATGCTACGGTTTGCCCTTGCCACCTGGGGTTATTGCCCATCGTTTACGCCTGCCGATACTGGTGCTGTTAGGTACTCCAATCCGCTATCGTTATCGGGTAGCCATCCTGCCGGATTGTAAATTTTGCATAAGTGGACAATGCGCATTTCGGCAGTGAGTTCTGGCAAAAAGCGAATCGTTACGCGCGCGAGAATTTGGGCTTGTGTGGTATGCGAGGCGATAAATTCTTTCGCACTTAGGAAGTCCACGGCAGCGGGCACCGAAGCGTATTTATTCTGCCAAGTAATAACAACTTCGCCGGTTACCGGGTCTTGCGTTCTTACTTGCTGCTGTATTGTGATCCGGTGCCGTAACTTGCCTGCGTATAAGCTCATAGTTTGCCCTTATCTGAAAGCCGGGTCGCGTTTAGGGTAAAGCAGCGCAGTAACAGGCGCAGGCAAGTAGCCGCGCTCGTAGGCGTCGTCCGCATTGGTATCGCGGTCTTTGTAAAGGTAGCCGAGCATAAGAAGTACAGCCGCCTGAACATTAGCGGGAACACCTACGGGCTCGCCGTCGCTATCTACCTCGACTTGGCCGCTGCTATCAAGAAACTCGCCTGCGCGAGATTTAAGATAATCGAGCACCGCAGCGCTCGCACCTTCAATCTTCAATTCTATGTCATCGTCTTCGTCATCGATGATAACGCGCAAGTGTCTTTTGCCTTGTTCAAGGGATACCAGCATCATTATATTTTCATCCCATTAACCAAATCGCGGCCATTGGTGCCGTTCTTGCCGTCACGCCCGCGCTTAACAGCCAAGCGCCAGCCCTTAGTGCCTTCGCCTGGTTTCTCGGTGGTAGGCTCTTCGCAATGCCACACCGCACCGGCCCATGTAACCATATCGCCTTGCTCGTGCGTGTCGTATTCACGGTACACGCCCTTATAAACAGGTACGGGGATGCGTGCTTTATGCTCTACAACCGCGCCGCTTGATTTAGAAATATTTACCGAAAATTCGCGGGCGTTAATTTGTTCGAAATTAATTTCGGCTACACCTTCAACCAAACATTCCCAGCCGCGCATAGCTTCGCTTTTCTCGAAGGTGCGGAATAGACCGCCTTTATGAATCGCGTAAGTGTTTCGCGGGTAGCTTTTAGCCTCGTCAATGGCTGGTAGTATTTCGAGCGCAACGGCGTCGCGCCCGTCCTCTCCGTCTTTTCCGTCGCGTGGTAACTGGATAGCTGCGACCGCTTTTGTTACGGCCTCGTCTACCATTTTTTGCGCTTGTTCTATGGTCACCGTTTCGGGCGCTTGGCGTTTTGCGTAGGCTTGTTCTATTAGAGCTTCGACCTCTTCGAGTGTGAAGCTTTTACCGTCTTCGCCCTTCTCGCCTGGTGCGCCATCTTTAGGGGCCGGAATTTGGGCTACTGCTTCAAGGATAAGGGGTTGCACTTCCTCAAGGGTAATGCTCTTGCCGTCTTCGCCCTTCTCGCCTGGTGCGCCATCTTTAGGGGCCGGAATTTGGGCTACTGCTTCAAGGATAAGCGGTTGCACTTCCTCAAGGGTAATGCTCTTGCCGTCTTCGCCCTTCTCGCCTGGTGCGCCATCTTTAGGCACGGGTATTTTTGAAGCCGCCAATTCGGCAGCTTTCTCTATTTCTGTTTCCGAAAAAGTAACAGGCTGCTGGACTATAGCTTTTACTTCAGTTAATTGATTTTCAAGCCCTTCCATTCTAGTCAAAATAGGCGCTACTGCCTTCGCGCAGTAATCGCGAACGGTTGCCGCTATAGCTTTGGCTTGGTTTTCCAAATCTTTTAAGTTCATAGCTGTTTCAATTCCCGTTCGAAAAATAAGGCGAATATTTGGGCCGATTTTTGACTGTCTTCATTTTCCGCTACCGGCTCTATTACCTCAACCGTGGCCGGTACTACTTCGTGCCCTGGTGTGGTTTGGGTATCGAATGGGTCTTCCTGTGAATCGCGTTTCGATAAAGCCTCAAGCGAATAATTTTGTTGCTGCATGTAAATCGTATCGCCGCCTTTAATAGGCGGTAGATTCACTTTGCGACGACCTTCGTTTGGTGTGTAGAGCGAATCTTTTATCGCTTGGCCTAAGGTACGATAAAGCGTGGAGTTATCCATGCGCAGTAACTTTTCAAGGTCACATTCAATGCCATAAGTGTCGGGCAGCGCGAGCCCTTCGTCAAGGCAAAGCTCCAAATTTTCGATAAGCGACTGTAAGCAATCGCTATAGTAAATTTGGTTCATATCTTCAATTTTTTGGCCTGCGGGAATCGCTGCGAAGCCAATTTTGAAAGCGGGTACATGAAAGGTCGAGCAAATTATTTCGGCATTAAGCTTTAATTGTTCAACCAACTGAGAATCTACAGCGGTAGCTTGCATTTGTTCGAACTTCAAGCCGTCGCCTAATATGGCCACGTTGCCTGCTTTTGTTCCGCTGAATTCTGTAATGAAATACTGTTTCATACGCTCGGCTGTTTCGTCTGAAATAGCCCCGGGTGCACTAAGAATGCCGCCTGGCTGTGCGCCATTCTCAAAAAAAGTTGCCGATGCACGTTGTAGCTTTATGCCGCTGGCTGCTGCGATAGCGTTAGCGTAAAGAGGCGGTACGCCTACGAGTGGATGAAATAGGCAGTTCATACGGTCATGAATTATTGAGCTTGCAGGCACTAAAACAGTTTCTTGCAGGCCGCTTAACTTATCGGGCGATAGCTGATAATAAATAGTGCCATCGTTAGTTTCCATAACCCGAACTAAATTAGGATTCAAGATATACAGGGCCACAACCACGTTACGCGCGTCGTATTCTTTCAGGACGTAGGTGTTACCGTAGCAAAGCTTTGACATTATCCACCATTCTATAAACTGGATAATGTTTTGGTAACGGTTTGGGCGGCGTAGGACGGGACTAAAAGCAGCACTTGAAACTTCCTCCCAGATACCGGCGGGAGTACGCTTCTTTAAAAGCGGTTTCATTTTGCCGATATCGGAAGAGATAAGCGTAACGCAAGAGTAAACCGCGAAATTACAAAGCGCGGTCATTTGGGTAATTTCTTCGTTATTCTGCCAAGCGCCTGGATACCAATCGCGAATAATTGACCTCCAGCCGCCTCGGTCATCTATACCCGACAATGTAAGTGCTTTTTTAACAGCCTTGAAAAACTTCATGCCGGGTATATTCATTCGCGAGGCTTCCGCTTATTAAACTCTGCTGTCAATGTACGATTCTACATCGGTCTTTGTAATTTGACCGTTTGCACCTGTGCCCGTTACTAGCGCCAAATCAACTTTAAAATCTTCCGCAATCTTTTTAGCCGCTACGCTTACGTGAAAAGTTTTAGCTTCGTGGTGTTCGGGTTCTTGGGAATTCAACACTAGCTCGTGTGTTTCTTTTACTTCGAGTGGTGGCGGCGTATTAACTACGGGTTTACTAATTGCTTCTGTGTTCTCGGTGTAGTAACCGTGCCCTAGCTTTTGCAAAATTTCAGCAAAGCGCTTTTGCATCGGAACGGTGCGAGAGTTCTTTTCGTAAGTGAATGATACTAACATTTTATTCTCCTATTAAAAAGGGGGCCGTTAAGCCCCCTGATTATACATTGGGATTATTGGCCCCACTGTACGCCGGACAAGTAAGACACCGCAGATAAGCGGCGGCGCTGCCAGTTAATGAAACGCTCGGCACGGAATGCAGTACTGTTAGTTTGGAACATTGACACCACAGTAGTAGCAGTGCCGGTAGCACTGTTATTAGTTGGGTTATCAAGCATTTGCAGTGAAGCCTCTTGCGACGCATCGATGGTTACTTGGCCGTCGTCTGCTAACCAGATATCGCTAGCATTAGCCAAAATAACAATGCCGCCGTCTGAGTCAGATGGCAAGTAATCAGACACGATCACAGGCACGCCCATGAAAGTACCGCCGTTAAGGGTCAATCCTGGGAACTCAGATTGGCCTAATGGATTTTGCAACAAGCTAAGAGCTAGTGCAGTTGTTGAATCCATTATGTACACGGCACTACGTGGAGCGTTACGAGCAGCAATGAACGGAGCCCAAAGCGCTTGCACGTCCGCACGGATATCGTCGGCAGTGGAACCACTTGAAGGGATGGGCGTAATACCGTTAGTGATTGAAGCCGGAGACACGTTAGCTACCGCAGCTTTAGCTGGGTTAACGAAGTCGATATCCGCACGCTCAATTACAGCATCCGCCAAAGCGTCACGTACTAAACGTTCTGCAGACGGATCGCTGAAGCGGATAAGCTCGTTAGTTAATACTGCGATAGCTGCAATTTTAGCCCAACGCAATTCTACCGCGTTGAAGTCAAAAGCAGTTAAAGGCTTCGGTGCGCCTTCGCCTACCCAACTTGCAGAACCCCCAGAAGTTTGGCCCGCGATGCGCACGTTAAAAGGGATACGGCGCAAAGCTGGAATGAGGCCAGTGCCGAATTGGCCTACAATAGTACGTGGGCGCAAAAACTCTACGAAGTCGCCCGCAAAATTTTGATAGTCAACCAAAGGGGCCGCCCAATTTGCGTCGAGGGTAGTACCTGCTTCAACGGTAGCTTTCATCATTGCGCCGAAATCTACGCCGCGCGCTTGATGCTCAAGAGCTTTAACTACACGCTCGTTGTGGCCGTAGTGATTCTTAGCCAATTCCAAAGCCATGCTTGGATTGCCTTTAGAGGCAAGCTTACACATCGCAAAACGCGCGAATTCAATACCTGGTTCGAGTTTTTGGGTGTTCTTGGCAACCGCTGGAACTGCGCCTCGTGGGTTGTTAGAAGGGCTATTTTCTACCGGCTTAGCGCTGGCGATGTTAGCCTTTTCCATTACGTCAAGGCGGCCTAAATGCTTGGTCAAGTCTTCAACGTCGGCAACAAGAGTATCGAACTCTTCTTGTTGAGCAGCATCAAGGGTTAAGCCCTCATCGCCTGCTTTTTCCATTATTTCGGACATGCGTTTTTGTTTTGCTTCGCGAGACGCTTTAGTACTCGCAATTTGTTCGGCGATAGTAGCCATGTTTAATTCCTCGATAAGTTTTGGGGTTTTAGGTTTTTGCTTCGTCGAGTCGCCGACACTTTTTACAACGGTACTTACAGCTTTGCGAACCTTGGAGCCTGGCGCGGCGCGGTTCTGGTCAATCGATTTAATTGTACGGATATCCGCTTCCATGTTCGCCGCTACTGTTACACCTGATAGCTCGAACCAATCCCACTTTATGAATCTTACGCCGTAACTGCCTTCTATTCGTGCGGTCTCTAAAGCGCGGAAACCGATAGAAAGGCCGCGTACTAATCTGTATTTTATAAGTTGCCAAGCTTCGTCTAGGCGGTCTTTTAAAAGGCCTGGCTCTTCGATTTTCACCATGTCTATGGTTACTTCAATTTGCTTTTTGCTATTTACTTTGGCTGAGGTAACGTGGCCTACAGGCTGGTTATGGTCGTGCTGCATCAAAAACGGAATAGGTAAAGTGTATTCTGCACCGTCCGGTTCTACTATGTCGTCTGCACGGTCTGGTGTAGGCGTGCTGGCAATACCTACAATTTGGCGCTTTTCTTCGTCGACGGCTTTTATATGCATCGTGCTATAGGCGCGTTCTTTTGACATTTGCAAGACTCCGTTAACGTTTGACCGAATACACTTGATATTTTTTAGCTGGCTTAATGTCTTCTTTAGCCTTGGCGCCTATGGACATAATCGCAGCGACTACCCCATCGACGCGACCTTTGGCTTTGTCTTTGGCTACCTTGCGGTTACCCGCAGCATCGCTTTCAATTACCGCGTTAGCCGCGCACCATGTCATTACGGGATTGCCGTCATGCATAATGCCATTATTAATAAGCTTCTCTTCGAATAAATCCAAAGCGGGGGCCATATCTTTATAGCCTTGGCCGAACCCTATCATGTTGGGTAAGGTGATAGCTTCATCGGCTGCAACCTGCTTTAAATCTTCGATGCGCCACATATCGTAACATATAGAACTTAAATTGTAACCCTCGGTAATTTGCATGATACGTTGCAACACGAACCGCTTACTGACAGCTTTGCCTGGTGTCAATTCAAGATAACCATGTTGTGCCCAATTGACGTAGTCAACTCGGTCTAAATCACTTTTTTTCTTTATACCTTCTGCAGGTAGCCAAAACCATTCGCGTAGGCGCCAAACAGGGTCGTCGTCTGTAGGTTCGAAAGCCAGCACGAAAGCGGTTAAATCGGTGGTCGATGAAAGGTCGAGGCCGCCGTAGCACTTACGGTTTTTGTAAATATCATCGTCAACGAGTTTATCCGCTGCGTTAAACCATGCCTCGTATGTAATCCATGGGTTTGCCGCTTCGGTCCAAATGCAAAAATTCAAACGCTTAACGAGTGATTCTTTGGCCGGCATGCCCTTGGCCTGCGTAACCTGGTCGCGCAAATACTTGGGCTCAATCGTTTTGCCTAGCGAGGGGTTCGCCTTTGCCCAGCAAGATTCGTCCTTGAAAGGATCGTCTTTTTCATCCAGCGCGCAAATATAGGCGAACATAGTATCATCGTCCCGTGACCCCGCGCTTACCTCGGCGCCAAATTGCCTGTACTCCCAGCACACTGACTTCTTATCTGTGCCTGAATTCGTGATAGCAATTAAAATAGGCTGTGTACGAAATTTAAAACCGGCGCGGATCATTTCAACCACTATGCCGTTTTTGTGCTCGTGCAACTCGTCAATTAGCCCAACGTGGGGGCGCGGTCCGCTTTGACCGTCGTCAGATGAAATGGGGCGAAAAAAGCTTGCCGTTTTATGGTACGCAATATCCCATTCTTTGCCTTTGCCTCCTGACATGCGCAAATTTTTAGTAAGGTCCGGTGACTGATCAACCATAGCTACGGCGTCGCGAAACAAAATCATGGCCTGATCACGTTTTGTTGCTGCGGCGTATACCTCAGCCCGCGCTTCGCCGTCTGCTACTAAGCAGTAAATTCCTATGCCTGCGGCGAGTGGGGATTTACCGGAACCCTTAGCAGTTTCGATGTAGACAGTGTTGAATCTACGGTGTCCGGTGTCTTTCCACTTCCAACCAAAAACACTGCCGACAATAAAAGCCTGCCACGGCTGAAGGTCGAAGGGCAGGCCCTCGAACTTTCCGCCGTTAAGCCGAAGCACAATAGGAAAAAAATTAATAACGTGAAGGGCTTTCTCTAAATCCCAATATATGCCGCGCTTTTCTTGTTCTTCAAGATCGCGCAAGTGGCGCGCGCAAGCCGCCCGGACGTGGGGGCCTGCGGCGGCTTGTCCGTTCGCTACATCTTGGGCGTATTGCGTAACAATATCAGTTGAAATAATTTGCGGCTGCACTCTCTGGACCTCTTTCTTTAGTGCCTGTTTTTATTTTGGATCGCGCAAGAGGGTTAAAGCCAAGTTCTGCCGCTAACTGGCGAAGTTGTCCCGCGTGCTTATCACGTATAGCAGTCCAAGGATTAGTAACCAGCTTGCGGTTATCATCGTCGTCTATTTCTTCCCACTGCTGGCCGCCGTCTTTTTTCAATGCGGTTTCAGCTTCGACGTAGTTGCCGTAGGTGGTGCAATAAATTTCTAAAAGGGCGCGGTCGACCATTTCCAATTCGCCTTTAGCTTTAAGCGCGGCAATTATGCGTTTCCACTCTTTTATTTCTTCTTTACCGAAATAAAGGGGCATTTCAGGCTCGTCGCTTGACCAAACCTTGTTTGCGACCGGTTCGGACGGCTTAACGGGTGGGGGAAAGACCAAATCTTTTTGTGTTTTTACCGTTTTTTTAGGTGGTGAACCGGGCGCTTTTGCAGGCATAGAACTTTACCTCGTAGTTGATATTGAACACTTTCCGTGGAACATTCGCCGTGGAACTGTCTATTTATACAGGTTTTTTGTAAAAAGAGA